CTGATAACGACCACGGACCTGGTTGGGGATCATGAGAGTATTTCCCGTATTGGGAATCTGCTCATGCTCGTTCAGAACTCCAACGATCCATTTCAGCTCGACCGGGTAGATCAGAGTTCGTTCACGACCAGGAATCGTAATCGGATAACCCTCGTCATCCTCCTGATCATCCAAAGCCTGCTCAGCTGCGATGAGGGCGTTCATTCCAGCCTCATTCGCAGTCAGAGCTGTAGAACCGATATTACCGTGTGCGGCTGAGAACAGCGCATTGCCGTCCCACATCGTCGGATTCGCCTGGAACTTGTTGATCGCCGCTTCCTTCGACATCGTACGCGCGAGGGCGTCTGCGAAGTCATCCGGGAGCTGAGAGATCTTGTTCAGACGATCCGAGAGGATCAGACGCCGGGTAAGTGCGAACCCAGCACCGAACTCGCGGATGTTGACTAGCCCACCAGGCAGCTCCTTAACTGCAAGCTGCTCGTATGGACCGTTAGGAGATCGCTCGGGGATGTCCGGGAACCGGCCCCAAGTGCTCCACTCGTAATCCTCAAAGTCCTCAACGTCGAACTCGAAAGAATACTGAGGCCAAGCACCCTGGATCTCTTCAAACTTCTCAATAAATCGATGTCGGAGGAAAACCCCGATGTATGTCGGGAAATCCGACACAGACATCGCTTCCTGGCTATCTTCCTCGAAGTCTCCACTCTCGACTGCTTCCCTCGCATCGATATACGCATCGTATAGACGATTGCGCTTACCGGGCGCGAAGCCCATCGGATTGTCAAGGAGAGCATGTTCCATCTATCTTCTCCTAGTAGTTCTGATCGCCAAAGAGGCGAACTCGGCCAACCGTAGCATTACCAGTTGCAGTAGTGCGCCCGACAGCATTCCAACCAGCAGTTGCCTGTCCATTGGTAGCTGCTGCAATCAGTGGCAGCGTGGTCGCCTGTGCAGTTGCTGGAGCATGAACCTTCAGACCCTGAGCAATGGTAGCCGGAGTCCGAGCCAGCTCATAAACTCCTTCCATGAAGAGAACGCCCCAAGCATTCTCGCTAACATCAATGTCGTCCTGAACCCAACCATAGAATCCGCGTTCCCAAACGAAATCACCAGCAAGGTGATCTACTGAGAACTGGAGTCGTAGACGATAGGCATCAGGAGCCTTGATGACCAGATTTCGCGCCATCTAGTCGTCCTCCTCATCTTCGTCTTCGTCCTCACCCTTCTTGCCTGTGGGCTTCACAGCAATAGTCTTCTTAGGTCGAAGACCGCGACCGAAAGCCTTTTCCACAGCCTCATGGGCTCGACCGAAGCTCTTGGTGCTTTTGGTAGTTCCACCCGACGGACCCATGCCGCGGATGCGTGGACCAGCAATAGCAGCAACTTCTGCCTTAGCAGCAGTGATTGCTTCCTTGACTCGGTCCTCTTCGAATGATTCCTTCCCATCGAATGAAGCAATAACTCGCTTCTTCGTCAGATCGGGAAGAGTAGACTTGTTGACAAGTTCCTCGACCTTGGAGTGAACTTCCTGCTTGGTCTGTCGTTCCTGCTCCACAGCTTCAAAGGAACGTCGGACAATGTCTTCCACCTGTCGCTGAACCTTGCTCTTCTTGATCTTCACAACCTTCTTGGAACCCTTCGACTTCTTGGATTCCTGAGCTGGAGTCTCTTCCTCGTCTTCCTCAGTCTCTTCCTCGTCTTCATCGCCCTCTTCGGCTTCTGAACCACGAGCAGTGAGAGACTTATAGAGATCTGGCTTGTGCTCCTTCAGCATATCCTCATCGATGGCATCCCAATCGATGGCATCCTTCATGTCGACTCCTTCTTGAGCTAGAAAACTGTTCTCAAAACCTCCACCTGCGGAAGGATAAATCACCCAGTCCACAGAATTGACCCTGGGAATCTCGTCGATGTCCTCGTATCGACGTCCATTCTTCATGGAACGAGTACCACGAAGAAGAGCGTCGTGAGAAACACCAACGTGGTCCTTCCCCTTCTCAATCTTCTTTTGCCAGTCATCGTCAATCCACTCTACCGCCCCACGCACGCGCGCCTTCTTATCCGGGAAAGAAGTGTCGAGCTTGGTAGTAGTAATCGCGGAGACGAGATCTCGCATCGAACGCTTGAGAGGAGGTCCATCACTATGATCTACGAACATACGCATATTCTCATACACGCGTTCGTCAACAGCCTTCTGCAAAGTAGATTTATGGTACCTACGATTGTTCTCTGAAACACCCTCCTTGATAATTGTGATCCATTGTGTTCCATTATCATCCGTAGCCGCTTCTGTAGCTCGAATGATATCTCGACCTGCGAGGCGTTCAGTCATGGACTACTCCTCGTCTTCATCACCCTTAAGCTCGGAATTGATCTCCTTGATCCGAGCTCGAAGAGCAGCCCTCTCATCGCGGAGGCTATTGGGATCAGTTTCCGTAACCACAGAAGGGCCGTTAATCTGTGCGGCCGTTCCAACCGACGGTGAGCGCTGTCGAGCATCCTCAACGTCCAGGTTCAAGTCGGACGGTGGAAGTGGACCCGAGTGATGACGAAGTCCTTTACCATTCCGGCTAACCTGATACTTCGCTCCATTCGAATAAACAATAACCCGAGTGCGCTCGTTGTAAGAAAGGATATCGCTAGACTTAAGGTGAAGTGCCTTAGTAAGCTTAGTGAAGATGTCCGGAATCTCTCCACCAGACTTGCCTTCCCTACGAACTCTAGTGGGCTCGGCAACACCCAGATTGTCCGTTCGAGTAATCGCTCGATCGAAACCCCCACCATCATCAGAGCTAGCGGCTGTATCACTAGTCGATGGAGCAGTTGCTCCTCGACGAGGACGTGCCTCAGTTGCGGTTGCAGACTCATTCTCAGCCATTTGGTTCTCCTAGTCTCGTTCTGTGGGATCGGGCGACGGACCAGAATAGTGCTCTATCTCACCATCGGCAGTGAATTCATAGAGCCCACCGTTCTTAGTCTGAACCTTCCCCGTAATAGGATTGTATGCTAGAACATCACTCTCAGAGTATCCGGTTTCCTCGAGGAAATCTAGCAACTTGCTTCGCCGCTCAACCGCTATCGTCATTCGCAGCCTCCGCAGCTGATCGTGCCTCATCTAGGCTACTAGCATTTACTTCATTACCACTAAAACTAAACGTTGTAACATTCCCACCATGTTCGTCCAATGCTCCCACTAGAGCACCAAGTAAACGCCGTTCAGCAGCTGCTCTCTCTTCGTAAGGTTCATCTCCGTGACCCTGAATACTAACGCTGTAAGTCATGCAATCTCCAGTGTGATTTGGTTCAAGATATCTCGTAGATCAAGCTGTAATTCTTCATTCCGTGGGAAGTTACGTAACCTTAAGGTACAACCACATCTCGTTAATCCTTGGCAAACCTCCCCACTCCCTGGAATTCCTGGAACCACAGGAAGTGACATTCGTGACAGAGCATCTCGTTTGTATGGACCGCCTAGTTCGGCGAAAGAGCAATCAATACAATGATCAGTATCACCGAGAATCCAATCGTAAGGGCCAGCGGGGAGAGCTGATACACGACCCAGTTCAAAGACACCGCGAAGCGCTGCGAGGTAGAGACGAGCTCTAGATTCTGGAGCCAGCTCAAGTGAATCTCTTCGGATGTCCCGTGCAAAGCTCTGTAAGAATCGTCGTTCTCCGAAGAGTTCTGCATCTAGTACCTCTGTATCTCGAACGGTGATTACGTGGAAAGAGTCAACCGAGAGGGCACCCAGCGAGAATACAACATAGTACGCTTGCTGAAGTGCCCTCATCGATTGACGAACGAATGCTCTCTGTTGGATATTCCCATCTTGCAATGAACTAATGAGGTGAGCAAGATTTCCAGCGAGCATCCGTGCTCTATTCCGGAATGTGGTACGAATGAAGTTATCGTCCACTATTCCGAAGTGATCAGATACAGGAGTTAGGAAAATCTCTCCCTCTACCTCGATGATAGGAGGGCGGAAGGTCATAGATCACCAGCACCCACAAGAGCCGCAATACAAAGAAGAATCACAGCCACAGCAATAAGTGGATAACCCGTTACTACGAATGAAGCTACTGCCAAGAGCAAAGCAAGCACTACTAGAAGTGTTCTAACATTCACTTCTTAATCTTTCCTCCATATTTCTTATCCCATTTCTTAGCTAGCTTAGGTTTGTTCTTGTGCATCCAAGCTCTTTGTTTCTTACTTTTGTAAGGCATCTACTCTCCTATCGTCGAGCCACTCGATGTAGACTATGATTAGCTACTTCATGAGTAGAACATACGTACTGAGAGCAATCCATACAATAACCAGATGCATCCATTCCACAAGGTTGCTCAATACGAGTTTTAGAGCTCCTAGTACCAGTTCCGTTGTTGCTAATTAGATCAGCACATGTTCGATTAACTGATTCGGGCATATGCCTGCGGTTCTTCATCGATTCTCACGGGCATGGCGGCTGAATTGGTAAACACTGTTTTGGAACGGCTACCCCACAGGGCAGTGGACAGGGTAAGAGAGTTGGCAGTGGAGCGAGGCTAGGAATGGGCAGAATTGTCGGCGTTAGTGTTGGAACGGGTGTCGGGATCAGTAGAGTTGGGAGCGGCAAAACAGGCACAGGTGATGCAGTGGGGTCGATGGGAGTTGTAAAGATCACCCTGGACGGCTCGGGCGAAGGAGTTCCACTCGGCATCAGTGAGCTTGATGGGCTTGGGCCTGGGCTTGGACTTGGCACTGGTAGTGGTGATGGTGGCCTCTGCGAGGGTTCTACCACTGTTGGAACTTGCGTTTGTGGAACGTGAGATGGCGGTACCTCCTCGGGGATGGTCAATGAGACAGCGGTCGAGACGATAATCAACGCGGCCAGCCCTACCAGAGCGCGGACTACTAGCACCTCGCTCATGGTTCATCATGGCCGTTGAACAGATACCACCCGATGAACAGCAGAGCTGGTACATAGGCTAGGACGGCTAGGGTCAGCCGAGTGATGAGTTTGGTCCACTCGGTTGGGAGTGGCGGTGGCACAGTATCGTTGTTTACGAAGATCAGCCCAAATACGATCACTTGCAGAAGCACCACCACCGCAGTAATCGCATCGTGGCGCAGGACCCTGTTCTTAGGATTCTGCCGAGTACCAAGCACTAGTATCAGCACAGAAACTAGATTGAGCGGCACTGCCACCAGAACAACCCATGCCAAGAGATTAGGAAATGGCATCAGGGCTTCCCTCCGCGCATCATTCGCAGTTGCTTAGCCGCCTCGTCGTACTCCTCGAAGAGCCGCTTCGTTCGACGCCGGACGTTCTTCTGGGCGGTGCGTAGTTCACCGGCTGCAACCCTCAACTCGTTGAGCGCCCGCGCGTCCTTAGCTCGATCCTCTCCGTTGAAGCCATGCCGTCGACCGGGGAACAAAAGGTTCTCGATCCACTTCATGGCATCGCCTTCCTCTCGCGCTCTATCTGCAGCAACGCTTCATGGAGTCGGTTGTTCTCCTCGGCCGCGTCCGCCAGCCTCTTGCCTTCGGCAATCGAGTCACGAGCTAGATCCTGAGCTTTTTCCTTCTGCGCACGTTCGTAGACGATGACCTCCTGAGCTTCCCGGAGTTCACCAATAGTGACTAGCTTGCGAGTACCGAGAGCGTACACCGCCACTAGAGCGAAGCCGAGTACGCCGAGAGCTGAAACGGCCTCGACGATCGTCTTGAAGTCCATTAGCCCAGAGCTCCCTCAAGCTCCATTAACTCCTCCCAGGTCGCTTATCCGCAGATACTCTCCCTACCTTCGCCCCCTCTGGCTTCCCCTTCGCCAATCTTTTGGTATTAGCATCAGCACCAGAGCCGGCATTCACCCAACCCGGAACATTGGCCTTATCTTTACCGTTGCTACCTATGTCTGGACCCGGCCCGCCATTAGCAAGATTGTCCATTGTTGCTTGCCGCATGGCATCTCGTTCGATTTGAAGTCTCTCTTCCTCGAACTTAATACGATCCATAAGCTGATCAACATTAGGAACACCCAGAACAGTAAGAGCTCCCTTAATTGCCTCTTCCTTGACGATGATGTCGCCAGGAGCAACTTGGTTAGTGAGCTGTGCCCAGGCCGTCATGTGCTTCACAACGTCCTTGGTGATGATTGGCGGGAAGTCCCAACTCACTACGTCTTCGATTGTGGTCTTCCGCGGTTCCTTGATCTCGAGTTTAGCTGGTTTCCCGTTCTTATCTCCGGGTCGGAGCTTGATGTCAGCCGTGCCCGGAGCGACTTGGGAGAGCGTATCTCCAACAGCTTCTGTGGTTCTTTCCTCGAATGGAATGCTATCCCCGTATGCCAGACGTAGAACGTACTCCATGACAGCCATGAGGAAAGCTGCAAGCCAGATCTGCCAGTCTTCGTAGTTCTTGACCATCGGGAGTTCCATGGCCTGAGCAGTTGCGAGGTTAGCATCTCCACCCTCTCCAAAGTAGTGGATATTGGTTCCGATACCAGCACCACCCACCATCAGAAGCATACGACCATCTTCCTTGGCGTTGGCAGCTCCGGTATCAGTCTTCATCCAGTCGAGGTCTACTGGATCATTGGAATCATAAATCCCACCAGCTACAGGACGTGTCAGAGTTCCAATATCACCAAGCTCCCGATCGGTCTGTCCTACGGGAATCCCACCGAGCTTGCCAGTGAGCTGGGCTACAGCAGCAGGTCCACCCTTCACCTTCCGTCGGTAGGCGATAGAAGTCGCCGCACGGTTGATGATGGCCCTGTCTTGCATGAACTCCTTGAAGACGCGGAACCATTCGCGCGACGCGAAAAGTTCGCTAATGCCTCGTCGTCCGTTCTTAGTCCACAGAGGATTCACGTAAACGTGCATCATCTTGATGACCTTGCCTTCGGACTTGGCAATCTTCTCTTCTGGAATCTTTACTCGATCTGAGACTTCCTTTAACCGCTCTTCTGTGACTCGGTAATCCTGATAGAATAGAACCTTATCTTTCCTACCCTTACTTTGCTTGGGTTCATATCGCTCATCTTTTCCGTTGTAGACGAGTTCTTTGAACTTCCGCTTGTACCAGACGGGAACTCGTCGATTGTCGGGATCGTAGACGATGTCAGCAATCTCCTCCATCGGCACTTCGGCCAGTTTGAGATAAGGCTTTGCTTGAGGCGCCTCGAAACATGCAAGGAACTTCTCGCCGTCTGTCGCCGCCTCATCTACAAACTCCTTCATAGCTTCAGGACTGGTAAGGATCACCTTATTATCTTCATCAGTCCAGAAATCCATCAGGGTTTCACGGATCTGATCATTCTTACAGATCCAGGTGATGCCTTTACCCAGAGTGAATCTAACAATAAGCCTGATACCCTGCTTGGCGAGAGGATTATCATGCCGCAACCTACGAAGTCGAAGAATTGTGTTCTTGTTATTCGCATTAGGTAGGATTTCGTGCATCTTCGTCGTATCGAACAGATTGAGGTAATCCAAATCCTCAAGAGCACGCTGAAGCATGCGCTGTTCATTTACGACGGCCTCATAACCTCGCTGAGTCTCCGCTAACTCAGTTTGGATCTCAGTTCTTTCTGTTGCAAAGCTCTGGCGTTCGTTCTCGATAACTTGATCGATCCCTAAGAACTCTGCAACAGCTTCTTGAACTCTGTTCATTAGTATTCACTCGATTCGATTATGATGGAATCCATATCCATGCCCATCTCATCTGGAGTTAAGTAAACGACGTTCTCACTCTCGGGGCTTTCATTAAACAGAGTCGGGAACCTATTTCTCAACCCGTACCTAACAGCATCCATCCCGTGGTTATCTACGTCCACAGGCTTATTGGTAGGATTAGTATCAATTCTCTTACGAGTCTCATCAGGATAATGATAGAGTCCGTGTTCCTTAATGACGTTCTTGCACTTAGGATCGTAGAAGACCCTCGGTACAATCAAAGCATCTCTAACAACTTCACCGTTCGGAAGGATGATGGCTTCCTGACTCTGCATCGGATCTCTCAGGAACATATGGTAGACTTCGATGCCCTGTTCAATCTTCGGCTTGTCTCCGCCAGCATCATACCCGCGCAGGCGCCAGGTGGCGGCAGCTTCCGCTGCTGCTCTGTCGATTGTGACCTTCACCTTGGGATGATCATAGTCGTCGAGGATGAATGACTTCCACTTCTTTTCAGCAATAGAGATGATACGATCACTGGTCAAACCAGTCTTGTAGATCTCATCTAGCACGAGCACCTGTTCGTCAGGTGTAATCTGGACAAGCAGGACGCAGTATGGCGCTGTGTGACCGGGGTCGATCCATAGTTCCGTATCGAGCCCACCGACGTAAGAGATTGCACGGACGTGGGTTTCGTACGAGAATTCGGGGAATACAAGACCACCATAAGCGATGAATTTCGCTTCCCATTCTTGTGCAAACGCCTCAGGAGACGAAGTAGCTTTCGCAGCAGCAATTTCTTCAGCTCCAATGATAGGATTCTCCGACGTTGGGATCATCCACGATTCCCAGTCGTGATATGTTCCCTCTTCCGACTGACCACGCTCGTAGAAGTCGTAGAACCAGTTGAACCCACGAGGAGTGCTAGTCGCTAGGATCTTCCCCTTGCGGTCGGCTATGGCTGGGCGGATGTACTGATCAAATGTGCGTAGCTTGAGGCGGGCCGCTTCCGCAAGAACAACCAGATCCAAACCTTCCCCAACGAGCTGATCTGGATTTTCCTCAGAACGGCACTCGAGGAATGAACCATTTTCACACTGGATAAATAGTTCTCGTTCAGACTTGCGTCTAACAGGGATGAGGCCCTTATCAACGATAAGCTTCCAAGCAACACGAAACTCCTTCTCGGCAAGGTCCATCGTTGGTCCGACGATCCATACGTATGAACCAGGAACAACCATCTGTGCATAGGCTTCTCGTCCACCTATGACAGATTTACCAATTCTCCGTCCACCATCTACGATCCGAAAGCGAGCTCTACTCTTGTGAATCGCCGCCTGATAGTGCAAGACTCGTAGGTTTGAATTCCGGAAAATCAGCGCCTTCCTCCGAGGGGTCAGAAAGCTGCTCCGAGTCCTCGGCACCCTCATGGAAGAGCGCGTTGAAGTTCGCCTCGTAGTTGTTAATGGTTCCCTCATTGTTGATGATTGTACTACCACTGCCTCTCCCTAGCCCCACACGATCTCCAACGCGTAGGAGGTCGAGAAGCTCCATCTTCTTGATGACTTCTGGTTCCGTCCGTCGATTAACTTCCTTAAGCACTCGCCCAAGGATGCGATTACCCAGTAGTTCCTGAAACTCATGCACACGCTCACGAAAATCTGCGTTCTGCATATACTTGCTGATCTGTCGCTTGTTGACTCCAGCCTTCCGCGCGGCCATGCGAGGAGTTGCTCCAGCAGCGATCGCAATAGCCGCTATCTCCATATGCGTCTTCATCGCAGCATAGCGAGCGCGCTTGACAACCAGCTTCTCACGCACCTTACTAGGAACGGGTGCTCGAAGAGTCTTCAGGTTTTGACTGACCACAGGAGCGAGGCGCTTCGTACGCTTTGAATCGCTATCGAGAATTGCGACCTCGTATCGTTCTCCAGTGTCTACATCAACTGCAGATCCGTTCAGCTTCGCTCGCTCTCGACGAGCAAAAGCCCTGTCTTGCTTCTTCTTTCTCTGTTCGGCTGATAGAACCATTCTTACACCTTCAGAAACTTCTGCCCGGTACGAACCGCTTTCCCCAGACGATCACTGACGTTGTAGAGCGAGAGGTCCATCTTCATCCCTATCTCCACTTCGTTGTAACCCTCACAGAACTGAACTAACACCGTAGCAAGTGGAGGTTGAACTCCCATGAGAAGCCAGAGTGCGGATGAGAATGGAAATCGTTTCGGTGAAGGCTGGGAGCGGACGGAACGCTGCGTCCTGAACTCTCTGAGCGATTGCCCAGGTTCAGGTGGAACCAGCCCCACCGAAACGCCGATATGGTTTAAAAGTTGTGGATCCAGTGATGGACCACCAAGTATGCCCTCGCGCGTACGCGTATTTAAACGGGTAGGATATTCGGCCTCAAACCCATCGCGGAAGTAGCATGGACCACAGAGGACAACCGAGCTGAACTTGTTGCGGATGCGGTATCCTTCCAAGTGTAAGCAGCTCGGTTGATCGAGATAAAGCTTACGTCTTAAGCTCGGGTCCATTTTGCCTCCAAACTCTTCCTAAGCTTATCCCAGCAAACTGGAATTACCCTGTACTGGCCTGGAAACCAGAAGTTAGGCAAGCTATACCCAGAAACTCGCCGATTCTCACCCTCGTGGGTGGATCCAGTTTGGTATGGAATTGTGAAGTTGATCTGGTTGCATTATATTACATCTCAGAATCCCTGTCAAGGTTCCAGAACTTACTGCCTCTAAACTCATCACCGCTAACCCTTTGTGGGTCGATCAAGATTCAGTTTACAAAACTGAAATTACCCTCAGCGCTGTTTGACTGATGTTTAGGCAGTAAGCTTCACTATTTCTGATACACTTCATCGTATATACATCTACGAGGCTCCAGGACGCCCTGTATAATCAGAACTTAGTCATAGTGGGTCCAGACACCGGCGGGCACCACTGGGCTCCTTTAAGGCCCGATCTAGAGCCTCGTGATGCCATTAGTACCTGTCCAGACAGGCCAGACGGCACCTAGGTGATCCACTGGAACCCGAAATGATCAGATCAACCGGGAAACTTCTTACTACTGCCGAGTTCGAAACATCCCCTTGTCTGGCAAGTGTGGGCGGGACTAGCGCTAGGCCAAGTCCCGCCCCGAGTCTGCTAGGCCGCCGTCAGGCGTCCAACCAATCGTACGCCCGGTCGAGCGCTGCGCAGTCTGGCGGCCAGCACGCGAACGCGGTGTCTCCGTGCTCGCCCGTTGGCACGTGCGCCGCTTCGTGTTCGGCCCACGCTCGCAAGGCGAACAGCACGCGGGCGAGTCCGCCGCGCGCACCGTGCCGCACGAATGACCGCATAACGAGCGTGAGCGTGCTCACGTGAGCGCCGCGATCTCCGCGAGTGTCATGCCCTCAGCGAGCAAGTACGCGGTGTCCTGCGCCAACTCCAGCGCTGGCGCGTTCATGGGGTCCGCGTGTGGCTGGTGGCGCTCGCACCACTGACCATCAACGGCGGACCGTGGGCATGCCCACACAATGCAGACCGCGGTCACTTCGACGCCCGCTCTCGCAGCGCGTTCGCGTTCACGGTCGGCGCTCCGCGTCCGGCGCTCCGCATGACCGCGACGATGGCATCGGCCTCAGCGGCCGAGTAAGCGTGCGCGGTGTAACCCGTCCGGTTTTCGGCCATGAGCCGCTCAATCGACTCGCGCGCTACGCTCCGGACGCGCTTGTCATTCACCTTGCGCCCGAGCGCCCACTGGTGCGCTCCCGCCTTGTCGCCGATCAGCGCAGCGAGCGTGCCCGCGTTGACCGTCTCTCCGGCCGCCAGCACAATGCGCTTGACCGTGGGGGCCGATGCCTTGCGCTTGCGCGCCGGGGCCGCCTGTGGGCCGTCCTGTGCGGCCGTGGGGCCGCTCGCGACCGGAGTCGCGTCCTGTGCAGTCACTTCGCGTGACCTCCCGTTCGTACCGTCGCCATCCGGACGTGTGCCGGACACTCGACGTACGCGGACTGTCTCATGCCAGCGACCGACCGTCAAGGGCCAATGTCTATGGTCCGCCTAACGTCCGCCGTTCAACCAGGCGCAACATTGCACGTCAGGCGACCCTACGTCCGCGACTTTGGCGACCCTGACCGACCATGACGACATTTTTGAGAAGTTTGGGAGGTTCCCTTAAGGATGATTTTAAGATGTTGATGATGTAGTAGATGATGAACTGTTTGCGCGGATGTAATGATGATGTACGGTTCCACTGGATCCACATGATAGTACTCCGGTTCCAGTGGTTCCAGTGGATCATTATCCCACCGACCTATAACCTGAAGGTTCCAGTGGTTCTACAGGAACACGAAACCAGCAGAACCACAGTGGGAGCCTCACCAATCACATCCCAATCTAGCCCATCAGAACCCAAACAACTTGGCTATAGTTCAGGTTGATCCGCCGGTTCCCTTAAGGAAGCTTTGGTATATTAAGCCAGTAGGTTAGGTAAGCTCGTATTCGGCGGATTTAGTTTGGCGCCCGCTGTACCGCTGGAACGTGGCTCTAGAGATGATGTAGGATGTGATTCCGGGTATGAGAAGTTTTAGTAAGTTACAAGAAAAGGCAGGCAAGCTCTTGGTACTAAGCCTACCTGCCTAAGCCTGGAACTAAGCCTGATCCACCTATTAGCCCCCCATAGCGTTTGCTAGAACCTCTCCTTCTGGCTGATCACTACTAGGGGTCTGTATATCATCTGCCCCACCATAGGACAGGATGAACTGCTGCTCAGCTACTCGAAGTAAAGCCCTACCCAACCACTGATGCTGGATACGAATCATTCCCTCAGAACCTAATGCTTCCTGCTCAGCATTCATATACATCTCACCAAATGCATTATCGATCGTATCAATGATATCATCTCTATCAAGAGCTAGAGTGATCATCTCGGCCAATGCATCGAGCAGGTGCGGATCTAAATTCGCCATTTCTGAATCTCCCAAACTAAAACATCTACCGGGTATCTAACCTAGCCCGAAACCTATTCGCCAATGTTCTCCACCATCTAGCAGCCTCAATCCTCTCGGGAGTAACCGGTTCCATGAACGCAAGGTTAGTAACTCGATCCGCCTCTTGAGAGATCAGCCTCGAGATTTGCCCCAATTCATCATCAGAGAGGCTCATCCTATTCTGCTTAGACTTCTCACCATCGGCTACTCCAGCCACGTAAGCATCATCTCTGCTCATATCTGGGGGAAGCCCGATCTCACTACGCCTTCTAGGCATTTCCCAATGCGATCATATCGCCCTCATCAGCACACCTATCACAATCACCCTCTCCGCGCCTGATCTCATCCATGTTCATTTGCCTATTACAGATCTTACACTTCACATGCCCAGCAAGAATACTGCCCGTCACAGAGATAGCCGTCTCCCGACAATCACCACATCCATCGTGGCAGTCACCTCTGACACACTGATCTTCTGTCAGCCCATTCTCAGCACAGTACGAACACTGGCTATCCACTTCGCACCTCATACAAAGATGCCCGGCAGGCAATCACTTCGACTACCTACCGGGCAGAGAACTAGGAGTTACTCCTCCTCGTCCTCATCCTCGTCCTCTTCCTCCTCTTCCTCCTCTTCCTCGTCCTCGTCCTCTTCGTCGTCCAATTCCAGTTCCTCCTCTTCGTCCTCGTCAGACTCTAGGTCTTCGAGCTCCTCCTGGACCTCTTCAGACTCGGCCTCTTCGACCTTGGCCTTCTTGGCCTTAGCCTTCTTACCCTTCTTCGCGGTTCGACCGTCAGCTCCTGCAGCCACAGCCTGAGCTAGCCGAGCTTTGGTAGCCGGATCAATGTCATACCGAGTATAGCCACCATCGTTGACAAAATCATCCGTCCGCAGGATTCGGCGAAGTCTAACCGGAGTCACGTTCAGCTCGGCAGCTACTTCCGCGGTGGACTGGTACTTGCGAGCCGGTCGTTCAGCCTTCGCTGCCTTCTTCGTAGAAGCTGCTGGAGCCGGAGCTGCCGCTGCCTTCCGAGTCTTCTTGGTTTTGGTAGCCGCCTTCTTAGCCATGATAGAGATTGCCTCCTACTGAATGATTGTGGTCCATCTTGACCATTACAGACATTATATTACATCCACACGATATTGTCAAGGAGTTGCCTTCGGGCTCGGTAATCTAAGTTCGTACCTCCTTCTTCAATAGTTTATTATCCAGAAAATCCTCGGCCTGGCTCAACTTACCGAAGATCTGATCAATAAACGGTTTTATCCTTCCAGCATCCCGAACTTGCACGTTGTACTTTATCCTACCATCTGGGAGTTGAACCTCGTAGAGACTGGCAATCTTCGGAGCCATCCAGGTCTCTGTTCGGAGTAACCGCCTTGGGAGTTCATCCGCCATCGTACCTCCAAGGAATGTGATATACCCATTATATTACATCTCACCAACCTTGTCAAGGCTCAAGTTACTGCCTCCAAGTGTGCCCTTCCGGTATCAGTAATCATCCTTCCTCTACTCTCTCTTACTACCATTCCCATTCTCATGAGATATGGCTCAACCCTAGACTCGATAGAATCTGCTTCCTCATTCACCAAGTCGGCAATCGTATGGACACCGACTGGACCCACAGCCTGGTCCAATACCCGAAGAACCCGCCTATCGAGGCTATTCAATCCCATACTGTCAATATGGAACCGCTTCCACAGTATCCCTGCTACATTCTCACGGTTGAGCTCCATACCTCTGACCACATTGTAATCTCTAAGCCTCATCAGCAGATGGTTCGCTATTCTGGGAGTAGCCCTGCATCTCTTGACCACCTCCATCATACCTTCCATCCCGATGTCCATCCCTATCTTACTCACTGAAGTCTGAACTACCCGGCACATCTCCTCATCTGTGTAATACTCCATCTGGAACTGGAGACCAAATCTATCCACAAATGGCTGTTCCAATCTACCCGCGTTAGTAGTAGCCCCAACCACAGTTAATGGGCCTAGATCAGCTTCCGTCACTGACTGGCCCACCTTGTAGTACCAGATTCCATCTTCCAGTATCGGATAGAGTACCTCCTGTGCTGGCTTGCCCACCCTGTGGACTTCATCAATGAAGATAATAGACTTCTTCACTGACAATATAGTCAATGCCAAGAACTTTATATCTTTCGCCGTCTTCAGTGACGAACCGATTGTGGTCCGCATCCGCCACTGCATCTCCCGAGCAATAATCCTCGCTAAAGTTGTCTTACCCAATCCCGGTGGGCCATTGAGCAGAACATGATCCAGAACCCGATTCTGTTTCCTTGCCGCCTCGATGGAGACTCGGAGAACATCCTTGATATGCTCCTGCCCAATAAAATCATCGAGCCTCTGTGGCCTCAGATTCTTGGACACTTCGCACCTCAATGACTTCTGTTTCCATCTGAGTCACTTGTCTATAGTAGTCACCTCCACAGAAGTAATCTGTCGCCATATCCACTGCTTCCTGCTCATTGTCTGAGCCTTGAACCCTAAGCCTGAAGACTACCTCATGCATGGTACTTAAACCAACTCTTGAGAGTATCCTTCACATCTGCTATAGCGTTCTCTACATCCCAGATGTCATTAGCATCGCAGAACGTGATTGATTCCTCTCCATCTTCTATCTCCCAACCATCATCCTTAATATCACCATCTTCGGTAAAAGGATCACCACTTACTCGGTTAACTCGGATCGCCAGCAGAGTCATCTTCCACCCTCAGCTCTTCGAACTCAGCAATAATCCTATTCAACTCAGCTGCATCTGTCTGTGCAAGATGCCCCACCATCTGCATGAAAGAACCAAGTGGACCTCTAGCTCCGAAATCAAAACTGTGTGTCATCAGCGCATTCGCATGCCACCTGATCATGTTGGGCCAATACGGAGTAACCACGATCTCCTCACCAGACTCTTCTCGTTCTCTGCCTCTTCTAATTGCATCTGCTGCTTCTTGAATTCCATCAAGTTGAGAATCCACTGAAAGACTCCTCATTCTGCACAATACCCAACTCCTTCAATAAAGCACAGGCTACTCCCGTACTTGTACTTTCACCACCGATAATCATCTGGTTAATAATCGGCCATCCCTCAGCTTCTGGCACTGGCCTCTCTTCCAACTGTTCGAATTCCACTCCCTCTAGGAATTCTTCACATAGTGCTGGAGCTGCTGACCATAAATCCCATGCCGCCTCTGACATCGCTCCCAAGAGTTCATCCCCAGAGTCTGCCTGGTTCAACTCTTCAGCGAATTGTCTATCATCCTCTAAATCCTCTTCAGAGATCTTGTAAGCTGGATCACTTTCTCGGTGAGATAACCAGTTTACTAAGCTCTCCTTGGCCTCCTCTAAAGACCTAACCCTCTTCCAAGTAACCTTCACACCCAACTCTGTCAGTGCCTCTTCTCGGCTCTTGCCATTTCCTCGAGCCTCAAAGTACTGGTCATAGATCCGCTTGCTAGCATCGTACTGAACTGAACCCCATTCCATGGTCACTGGTCCATCACCTCTCCAATAGCATTCATGCGTGTGATGTGAAACTTAGCCATCGTGTTGTGATGCCTAGCCAATTCAGTTGATCGACTTGCCCTATCTACCAAAGCTCTCCAACCCCCAAATACGTTGATCCCGTACGAGGCTTTGACTATCAGTTCTTCAGACCTCTCAGTACACACTTTGCTCGCAGAAATATGATAATCTGCCTCGGAATCATGGTAGTCCCATTCATCCTGATCAGTTGCATTCGGTGGGAACATAAGCCTTATACTCCTTCCACGGCCTCAGGTTGAGTATAACCAACAACTCGCTTGAGATACTCAGTATAAGCCTCGGCACTGACTTCTGGCCACTCTTCTGATATCGCATCGCCAATCTCATCCAGTTCATTATCTACGTACGCTTGCCAGTTATTACCATACTCTTCTCGTTCTCTAGTCATCTGCCGGGATAATCTGTCCACCCTCCAGCCTCCGATAATTGACAGGATCCTCTGAAGGAACTGCCCTGTGGTCAGTGGGAACAAACCACCTGGTCAAGAGATCTGAACCCCAAAGGAATGCTTCTTCCTCGGTTTCAAACCTCACGCCATTCCCTGACCACTTGCCTTCCAGGAATACCTCGGGAGCAAAACTTCTATTTCTCATTCTCTGCCTCCCAAAAATCTAGATCACCTAGTTCCCAAGGACCAAAGACAAACCCCAATCCATGATCCTGGCCTTCTTCCCAGACCTGGAAATTTCCATTCTTCCACCAATCTCGTAAATCTGAGTACAAGTTATCATCTTCATCTTCAGTCAATTGCCGACCCAATTTTTCTTGGATCAACCCACTCAATCTTGGCCAATTGTCATGAAACGGGTTCTCACCACCAACTATGTCTACAGCCTCCTGGCTGTTAACTACCCTTTCAATCAGCTCCTTGTCTACCTTATTCATCCTCGTAGTACTCATAGTCATCTGGATCGTCTATCCACTCGTCCGCGTGTTCCATGTCATACTTATTCTCTTCGTACCAAATCCTCTGTGCATCTTCGTTCCAGTGAGCATAATCTGACACAGGAGGGATATTCTCACCTCGGTAGTACCCGCCTCTACCACTCCGGCTCATCTCGCCCATTCCCACTACTTTCCGTAATTGGCCGTTCGAATTCCACGTGAACTGTAACGAACCCACCATCCTCATGTGGGAAGTGATATACTGATTCCTTACCATGCTGAGCAATCAGAAGCATTGCCGCTTCCATTCCACTCATGTTCCCCATCTCACTGAAGGACACATGCCCGATCGTGGCCGTGACATCAAATCCTTCCATCGGAGGAGAAGTTGCCGTAGTCTTCGACTTCACTGGAGTTGCCATTTCGCACCTCTTACGCTAATCCCAGAACTAGTAACCAACTTCGCTTACCGTGTTCACATGTTCCATCCACCTCTACCCAGCATCCGTCTGTCGCTTCGCACCCTCCATCTTCGTCATTCCATTCTTGGATCTGCTCCATCGTCGGAACTTCCTGATAAGGTACCATCACTCGTAGAGATTCAGGAACCTTTTCCACCGGTCACCTCCCTGTGGTTCTTCCGCACGCAGTCACCACAGGCTCGTCCCATCATCCGCTCTACTGGATTCATCCACTTCTGGCACTGGATACAGAAATCTGGACAATCCTTCGGAGCATGACCATCCGGGTGCGAACAGTATCTCACCTGAATCGAGTCAGCACCTTCAGCTGATTGATGCCTACTGCACATCAGACTACCACCGGCCGCTTCTCCATGAGCTTCTGCTCTTCCTCAGAGTATTCCTGTAAACCAAGCTTGGTAGTCTGTGCCTCCTGCCTATCAACTTGGATATCCTGGTGAATAAACCCAACCTTTCCACTTGCATATTCACCACCCCAAATCAAACTCCAGCCGGTATCAAACTCTTGAAGTATCAACTCCAACCACCATTGTCCATCTTCATCCCCATCGAAGAACGAATACACCGAAGCTGGACCACCCTCATCCCCACTACTCACACTAAGAGCGAGAATCCTCCGACCATTGATTACCTGATCGAGTTCAATCCCGGAGAAGGGAAGATAATCTTCTAGCCTGATTTCCCATTCCAGATTATCATCCTCGAACCCCCCATACCATTCCAAGACCTTTTCCAGCACTAACTTAGCAGCTTGATTAGATTCGAAAACTTGCCTCATCCTCTCAGTCTGTTCAACCTTTGCCTGCTGGAACTGACCATGCGGAACCTGCCACCACTCAGTCATCAGTAGCCCTCTCCTTCAAAGCACATGCAGTCGCCACCACCATGATCATGTCGTTCCCGGAAGTCAGCCTCCTCATCGTAGTGCAGTACGCTGTACGACTGAGTACTACCACAGACAGCACCTTGTACTCCGTGCCTGATCAGGTATCCTCGACACCGACCGTCTGGACCTGGATCGAACTCGTGAGTGGACGCTGCCACATCCATCCTAAGCTCAGTGTCATCTGGATGTTCTGGACCGACTTCTTCTGGATCTCGTTCCCCAAAATTGATCATCCCATCCATCCTTCTTCCATGATCGCAGGATCTTCTATCCGCAGGACAGCAAGTACTCGCCTCAGTGTATCCTCCTCCGCTCCTTGCCCCAGCGACCCAGAAGCCAATCCCAGCTTAATCGCGCCCAGAATTCCGGCCACGGCTGCACCATATGCATCCACCTCGAACCATTCTGAGCTAACCACAAGATTACCATTCTCAAGACTAACTGCGTGATTATCTTGAATCGCATCAATAGCCGCTTCAGTAAGTTCCATTACTGTGCCTCCTGTTCGCAGTCTTCGCAACCGTGTGGGCATTCCTTCGGATCGTGTGCCCACTCCACCATGAAGTTTCCTGGCCAACCTCCTACGATCTTATAACACCGGTTTCCACACTCGCAATTACGCGGATCGTTGTAAGCCAAAATCTCAGCATCCACCCACCGCTCCATCAGATCTCCTCTCCTGCCAAAACCATGTTGATGTAACCCGCCTTCGACTCTATCTCATTAGCTTCTCGGTAGATCTCGGAATCTTCATCCCCAACCAATTCCATGATCTGAGAAGCATGCGCCTCAATCTGCGTCAAGACCAAGACAATTGGTTCTGGCACCTCCACAGGATCGGTAAGCCTTCCATCGAATGCTGGCATCACTTCACCTCTACTCGTCGCACCACGTTGAACCCATTCGCCATCTTCCGGATCTGGATCTCCGTCTCATCATTCGGATCAAACGCATGCCTCATCGACAGCTCATTATCCTTGAACCGAGCCGCTTCTTCGTACGTGCTGAATCGTCCGATTGCGTACCGTCGCTTCGCCATTTCCACGACCTCCTATATCTATGAACCCATTCCCATCACATCCACCACAGGTAAATCCGAAGACCTGTCCATTCCCGAAACAGGTTGGACATTCCTCAGTGTCCTTCAGCGCCTCGATCCATCCTTGATCATCCATCTACGTCCTCTCCATACGACTTCGCCCTCTCCTCCTCGCGGACCTCTTCGAGATGTTGCCTCTTCAGTTCTTCACAATAAACAGGCTTCCTCATCATCTCGGCAATTTAGACACCCACTTCCGAGACAAGTATCCAACCCAATACAGGGTAGTTCCATCTATCTCGCCCTTCCTCGGAGTTCATCCGCGTTCTTAGCGTCTGCTACCTTCTCCCGCTGCCTCTCGTTCATCCATCCTCGTTCAGGATCTGTGTTCCACCTTCTCAACGGCTTCTCTTCCCCCGCCATTTCCTCTTCGACCTTCTGCTCCTTCCAAGCTTGGATCCACGGCTTCTTGTCTTCTACAGGATCGTTCGCGTGCTTTTCCTTTGCCGGCCTCCCGAAGACAGTTGTATCCGGATCACACCCACTGCAGAGTAGTCTCCCAGACTTCTTCGATACCCAGATCGGGCACCCGCATCGGCATCGGCACCTCATCAGCTGGCCCTCTCCCTCAACTCGTTGGCCCTATTTACCGCCGCTGCTTTCCCGGCCCCAGCCCCATACCGCCGGTTCGGGAAGGGACTCCATATCTTCTTCGATCTCTTCCTCTTCCTTGACCAATTGACCACCTTCACGTGCTTCGGGTCAATCTGGCGTTCCCAATATTTCTCGTTGTCCATATTGGTCACCTCCTCTACTTTGGTCCGTCCGTCCAGTCCGACGGTCCAGTCTATTATATATCATCCTGTCAACCGTGTCAAATCGGTTCTTGAATCTTCCAGTGGATCCTAGGTTGACCGTCTGGTCCGGTCTGGCCGTCTCGCGGACAAGACTAATAGGGGACGGATAAACTCCGGTACCGAAGGCACCCCCCCAAACTAAGTTCCAGTGGATCCCTAGTAAGCTGCGAGATTTCCTTGATCACCGCTCGATTTGCAGAAATGAGGGTAGTTTCCAGATTTGAAGATCCTGGGAACTATCCGGGGGTACCACAGGGCTCCATCATCGAACTGCCAAGGTTTGTGGGGACCATAAATTTGCGAAGTCCACCAAACATCCCTTAAGGAGCTTTCTAATTAACTGTGCTCCGACTTACTGTAGCCTTGACCTGCTTTAACCGTTCCACGCTTATCACATAGTAAGATTAAAAGTGTCCTTCCACCCCATACCCCCTTTAGGGGTATGTATGGGGGTGGGAAGACACTTTATAATCATTACAGTGATTGTGACGGAAGACACTTTCTGTCTCCTCTGTGGACTTACTGTCTCCTCATGACAGGACACTTTATAAATCACACAAATGATACCTTAAGTTTGATGAATAAACAAGTGCTCCACACGGTAAATGAGTGTACATATCTTTATCATGTTTATACCACTCATCATCTCCAACTATACTAGACTGGTCAGGACTGTCACCCGGACTCGAGATTGCCCGGGATGACCTCTGAGTAGCCTCGTGATGGTCTTCTTGTGGTCCCCGACTGGTCCTGTCTGGACGGTCCTGGTACTTCTTCTCGCGCTTGGGTTTGCGTTGAGCCGTTCGTTTGCTCGGCATCATGGTATATCCATCAAATGCTCTTCGTATGCGCTAATAGTACTAGGGGGGGTGTTTAGCAAGTGTCTCGCCGACTTCCTCACCCACTTGGGCCAGTCAAATCTATTGCGTTCGTTCATGGGCTTCAGTCGAACGGCCCACTCAAACCCACGAACACGACAAGGATCACAGTAATCTCCATACCTATTGAACTTGTAACATCTCCCTGTCTTGCTATCATGTGGTGCCGGGCATAGACATCTGCTTTTCTTCTCAGTCATGGGCTGTGGCTCCGACTCGGATGCGACCGAACCTTCATTGAGAGTAGGGTCCGGCTCCCAGTCTCCCGCTCCGTATTCCTCGGGAGTGGCGCCCGGATAGAAGCGCCCCATCTTGAGAACGTGTCGGTCGTGGGCCAGACAAGGCCATGCTCCTTCAAGGCAGGTCGTGGGTCGGTCCGACTCGGATGAGAGAGCATCGAGGATGGCGGATGCCAACCCCACGCGATAGGGGAGTTGAAGGAGGTCGCCGCCGATCATCGGTGCTAATCGACTGAGGATGCTAGTTAACTTTGGCTCATCAAGTTGAAAGTGTCTCAGGTGCTCGTTAAATCGAATCCAACCACCAGCGTCGAACGTTGTCGTCCACTCACAGAGACAGGTAATGCCTATACGATCTACCATGCTCACGCCGTGTCTATTCATCTCTTCCTCTGCTCTGGACCCTGTGGGCCGGTAGTAGATGGTGCCATATTTTTCATCTCACTCAATGTTGTATTGTGATCCTCCTTGAGATGGTAATCCAAGTCTCCAAGAGATACGAACCGCTGACCGTCTAAGATGCACACGTAGGGTTTTGGTGGAAGAGACTTAAGCTTCATCACAAAGATCCACAACATACCGCACCGCCATCGCGGCGACCTGAATGGCCTCGCCTCTGGCTGCTGTTGAACGTCCTCGATTCTTCTTCCTAACGTCGTCCCACAACTCGTCTAGTTCTTCCTTGATCACGGCATAGCCCTCGTGTGGTGAATTGAATGGTTCAAACTTGCCCACGGCGTGTCGGAGTTCGTCATATACATCCCTGATAACTATATCCATTCGATCTAGTTCGGCAGCTTCTGGACTTCTACCTGGCGCTCTGCGTGGAAGCTTGGTGCGGTCTGGATAAGGTCCAGGAGCTACACGATCTGGTGGCATCTCATCTGGTAGATCAGGGAAGTCACGTGGTCCACGACGATCTTCTTGCCAATTAGGTCGATGATCAGCCATTGATCTTCTCGGTCAATTCTCCAGCCTCTGCTTCCTGGATGAAGCGATCTAATGCAGCTGCTACGATACGTGCTTCCTCTACGTTGATGTGAGCGCACTCTCCGGATGGTTCATATATGCGTACGTGCGGACCATGCCCGGCCAGGCTGGATTCAAGAACCTGGACGTTGCCTCGTGCTCCAAAGATCACCTCATTGTCTGGTCGCTCTCGGGTGGCGAAGATACGGAATCCGCGTGATGTGTACTTCTCTATTCCCATGAGTGTGCTGTCCCTTCCGGATGCGGCTCGTAAGTGCAAGTGTCGCGCGGCCCGATAAGACCGCACAAGCCCGCGGCTACGCCAGAGAAGGCGCGCGCACCAGGCTGGTGCTGCGCTCGGGGTCGAACGTCGGCGGTTGGTGTTGCTGTTTCTGCTGTTGAATCATCATACGCGAACATATCCACTTGTAAATCACAATATCTTTCTGCATGTGAATAATTATATCCATCCGGATGAATGTGCTCCCACTGTCCACGATCATCGAGTCTATGCACCCACGGCCCGAACGGTGAAGCTTCGGCGAATGGCGACGTCGTTGAATGATTAGCAGCTGCTAACATCATATTCATCTCACGCCCCATCGCTCGCTTATCAGCTTCCTGATTACTGAGATCCCGTATCAAGTTGACATAGTACTGGTATGCTTGAATAGACTGACGATTACACGTGAGCGCGCGGTGCGCAGGCGTACCCGCGGAAATCCCGCGCGACGCGACGTGGCGGGCGCGAGCCGCAAGCTGCGGCGCGTGCATTTCCAGCATTCGTCGCATGACGCCGACGTCGATCGCATAATGGGTCAGATATTGATCTAGTCTTGGTAGTAATTTCTTAACCCACCGACGATCAAAATGCGAGACGCCAGAACCAGCTAGAAGCAAGAGTTCGCCTTCTCGAAGTGGTGGACCATCTAATGAGTTCTTTTGATGCAGCCAGAAAAGGATCTCATCTTGAAAACTTCTCGAAAAGTATCTCTTCTCCATAACCTCCCTATAAAGTCCGTTCTGCATATGCATATTCAATACTTCATAGGGCCATTGACTCACTTTTTCAAGTTGTGCACTGTTGAGCTGGTTAACGAAGTTCTTCTCGCTAATGATCTTACCAGAGTCATCCGTGATAGTGATACCGACTTCAAGCAGCGCGGCGTGTGGTGCATTCTCGTCCGAGTCCGACGTTTCGATATCGAACCACAACATGCGATCGTGTCTCACCTTAGTCATTTCTTTCCTGCCAAGCGCGTAATCCGAATCCAGCTCCCACTCCAGAAAGGAACATTAAAACCCAAACAGCTACATCTTCAATCATGCGTATCTGCCTCCTACACGTGCTTGAAAGATCATTAGATCAATACAACACGTTGGTCCATTCCCACAGCGGATCATTGGTCGACCGTGCAGAAGTGGAACTGTCTGGCGCTCCATAGAATCGAATGCTGCTGTGGTATTTAGATCCTGCCACACATCATCTGAGATGTTCCAGAAACCCGGCGGGATCTGTTCACCAGCCTGGAGAGCTGCTACTTCGTGAAGCACATCTAATGCTCTCTTCCTCCAATAAGCTCTATCATGTACTCCGGCATCCCTATCTGGATGGTGACCGCGATTATCCATTTCTAATCCTATGACCGGGATCGTGGTCCACAATCTTCTCCTCTATCACAGTAAATAGAGAAACAGGGGGAATGGGTTCCATATGGTGGATTCCCATCTTAAGTTGCGCTCCGGCGGCTATAGCTCGTCTGTCTTCATCATCCAGCTCCCAGACAAGATACACAACTCGTTCTTGCGGTCTACGCTCAACCCAAGCATCTGAGATATCTCCGGTAGGACCTCCATAAACGAAATTGCTTGATACTGTCTTGACAGGAATCATGTAAGCTTCACCATTTCCGTACTACATCTTCTGCAAACTAAATTGGAGCATCTGCCGGATTTTCGGAATTACCAGAAAAATTTTCTATCCTTCCTAGACGATCTATTTCTGCAGCAATCAGAGCACCAGCCTTCACTAGCATCCTTTGTGGATTCTCATAGGTCGGCTTCCACCATCTCTCATCCCAAGGCCAAAGTTCTGGTGCTTGAGATGGAAGGGTTTCTCCCTCTCTCAGTACACCCGGAGCAACTGCAGCCAACATATAACAGTAAGCAGCCCTAACTAATTCATTCTCCTTCCACAGATCATCATGTTCGTCGTTGAATCTTTCTTCATACCACTGACGTTCTCTTTCTCTAATAATTGCATCAAGCCCGAGAAAACCCGTACCGTGCATCTAAGTATGACTCCTTCGGTAACAGACTTCACAAATCTCACCAGTATCTACTTGATCCTCTACATATGGCAAGAACTCTAACTGCTGTCCACCAGCATTCCCTGTGTCTCTTTCCATCTGACGACCACAGCGAGTGATCAGCCGAGTATCAATCTCCGACTCGATGAAGTGCCACTTCGTGGTTTCATACTGACTTCGCCGATAGGCTCGCCTAAACCAGCTACCGATGTTGCTCATGTTAACCTCCCGATAAAGAACCCAACTGCTGCCCAGAAGAACGACCAAGCAGCGATCACTAGATAACCAGCTGTGGTGTAGCGAATCCTCATTCCATCTCCGGGTCTACTACATCTTCTTGGCTAGTAGTCCAGCCTTGGTGAGGTGGATCAGGATAACCACAGGCTGGGCACTTCAAATCCTTACTCTCCGAAAGTGTCGCTTCTTTGCGCGTCACTATGTACCCACACCTCGGGCATCTGCTCTGAGTGAGTGTTTCTTCTATCAAGCCTGTCCTTCCTTTCTTCTACGAATTCTAGTTTCCTCAGACCACGGACTAATCTACCATTCTGAATAACCAACCTCCATTCCTGTGTCCTCTTCGACTCCTCCCAAGGCATCTCATTCTCCTTCACCACCTGACCATACAGGTCCCAACGCCGGGCAGACCGTTGAAGGGCCTTATTGATCAGCCTGGCTCGACGTGGGGCATTCTCGTCCACGTCAATAGACACGCGACGCCACGGATTATTCTTACGTTGATAACTCTTCAGGTTCCTCCTATGTTGAGCCCTCGAGTTGCTACCCTTCTGTGTCAATCACTTGCCCTCTGGTGCTGGAATGCAGTACGAGGCATATCACAAACAAGGCAATTACCGTCTTGTCTGTGGTATCCCGGTACGAATTCGTGATACTCACCTCCCGCTCGGGACCGCTGTGTTGGGGAGTTGGATGATTTCGTTTCCGTCGGCGCTTTGTACGCGAACCTGGATGAGTCCCGTGCTAAGGGGCTGATCTGTGACCAGATACCACGCGGCGTGGCTAAGATCAACGACTCTCTGATCTGGTGTTCCCCAATAGCACTCACAGTAATCGACAACCGCAAGTGTTGCACATCGGTCGGCGCAGACTTCAACATATCCATGGACGGAACCATTATATCTTCCGCCAAGATCGAGAGGTAATGCGACAGTTGCTGTACCGTCACACCATCCTGCGGTACAGGGATAGTTGCTTGCTGTTCCACTGACTTCGAAAGCTTCTCGCTCATGAGTTGCCTCCACTGTCGTCGTCGGTAGTGCGAGTAAAAGTAGAACTAGACTTAATCGGAGTACGAGCATTAACTATCCTCAAAATCTTTGAAAACTTCTCCCGATCTGATGGAGTTAGTCGAGGATCTTTATCTTCATACATGAGACGGATTCGAAGCATGCATGTAGAGCAGTAAAGGTGTTGATTTTCAACTTCTTGCTTAGGTTTGATCCAACCATTTGCTGGTGCATTAGTAGTACCACAGAGGGCGAAACCAAAGCTGCCGAATGATCCATGGATTACGTGCATGGTAAACGAATCTTTGGATTGTAATCCGAAACCTCGGATGAAATTAGACACGATCACGAATACCATCTGCGGCGAGGAGATGAATCTCTTCAGCACCATTCACACCGATTGCCATCTGCACATCATGGATTTGGATGACATCGTTCGGATCTGAGAGGCGCCCCTCTATCACAACCACAGCATTATCTCTCCACCCAGCAATACTCTCAAGCTTCTCAACCAGCTCAGCGACGGTCATTGTCGTACTTCTCCTTCTTCTTAACTCGGATGACAACTGCGTTATTGTACTCTTTGATCCCTTTCACCACGTAGTTAGACAGTCCCTCGATCTTGATAGCCCTGTGGTCTTGTCCATCCGGTTCTTCTGGTCGTTCGGAGCCCAGCATCAAACGGATGAACTTACTGACCCGCACGTTGCTTCCTTATCCTAGACTGGCAGGATTCTCGATTAACACAGCGAACACCATCAATGATTGAGATTCTCCTGACCGAGCGGACAGAACCACATGCTTCACACTGTAGTGTTCTGTCATCGTCAGGTACCATACCTGGGATCATCTTATGAGCTAGGCTCTCCATCAGCTATCCTCCCATGTGCATTCCTTACCGCTCTTATCGTCTCTGAAGCGTTTGAACCGCGGATGCCTGTAGGACTCGTCGGTCTTGTTCTGAAAGGCGAACTCGATTACGCGGCCAACGTACTTTTCCTGATTCGAGCCGAGTTCGTAGCGGAGCTGGTCGGTCATACCGCTGGCGTGACACATCCTCTTGACGAACTCTCCGTTGCGATACTGCCCTATGACGATAGCACCGATCGTACCAGAGTACTTCCCTTCTCCAGGAGTGAACCCGGTGATGACGCCATCCGCAGTCTGTACAGCCTTGACTTTGATCCATGATCGTGAACGTTTGCCCTGTTCATACCTCCCGTCTAGGTCTTTGATGATCATCCCCTCACCACCTGCTTCCCAGATGGTACCTAGAGTTTCGTCAAAATCATCACTATTGAACTGGGGAGTCAACTGGGCAATTCCGTCTCCTTCGCTAAATTGTAGTACATCAAATAATCTGTCAAGCCGAAGTCTTCGAACTCTAAATTCTTGTTCGGTACACCAATCCCTTCCATCTCTAAGGATGTCGAAAACCATGTAACGATAACGTGAGCGGGTGTCCACTCCCCGTGATCCGAGTGAGTTGACAAGGCTAATCGTTTCAGAGAACGACCCAGCGACGACCTCTCCGTCAAGAACCGTTCCAGTAAGGATGTCACCCCTATCCCACCACCCTGAAAGCTCAGCGACCAATTTGGGCAGACGATCTGTTTTCTCAATGCCTCTTCGAGATAAGATACGAACGCCTGATCTGGTGAACGCTGCCAGGTATCGAGTTCCATCAAATTTCTCTTCTCCTACCCACAGAGGGTTACCGATCTTGTCTTCCCACGTCCCGCGGTGCGCGAGCTGTGGACGGAGCCGGGTAACGACCTTAGCTTTCATATCTCTCTGGAGCGTGAAGTAAATCCTTCAGAGCTGCATTCACCGTAACTTTCTTCTTGGAATCCAATTGAAGTTCATCTTGTCTCAGCTCAATGACTTTCCTAACTTCTAGATCCACTCTAATAGTTCTAGTTCTCATTGCTTGTGACGAACCTCCATGCCGAGTGTGTCCAAATGATCAAGGATCTCAACAGACGTAATCAATACCTCAGATGGTTGCATGCCAATACCTCCATAGAGCCTCTCGTGTAATGACATACAAACATTAATGATTACATCTTCTCTATAACGTTTAGGAGCTCCCTGTAGTGTCTCTTCATCCAGAGTCGGTCCACCAGTACCGACTTCACTACGAAGAAGGTCGCGATATTCCTCTCGGACTATCCCGACCTGGTTCAGGTTCGCCATAAACTTTTCCCTTTCTCTGTCCTGTCTATATGGTCCGTCCATATATGAGATTATTATAGACCATTATAATCTTACAGTCAATAATCCCGTAAATCTCCATTAGGTACTAATTGGGAAGTACATGGTTGGGATCCCTCTTCCTCCGCCCTTCTGCCGGCGTGCCTTCTTAGACTTGATCAACTTACCCATATTCTCGATGACGTTAGAACGAGAGAAGCCAGTCTCTTCGATGAGATCCTTGGTTGACATCCCCTCTGGATGACTGATGATGAGATCGAGTAGGGTTCCGGCATGACCTGCTGTGGCCTTACCTTCCTCAATTATGGGCTCGTAGATATACTTGTCTACGGAGTCGATATTGAATCTAATCTTGAGGGGACGTCCAGATGGAGCAGCTTTGAATTCTCGTTCGATGAGTACAGTGTCAATCCTATCTCCGGTATCTTCAATAATTGGCGCCACGTGGAGGGCTGATTCCAACCACGCGTGAAATGCAAAGGATCCATACATATGTGCACCACCGCGTTCACCGTTATCTCCTCCCCCTCCAGATTTGTTCCAGTGATGAACGACAGCAATAGAACAGCCAAACTCTTCTCTCCAGAACTTAATCGTCTGAAGCAGACTGGACACCTCCGAGGCTCTATACTCATCAACACTGCCTAACATAACTACCAGTGGATCAAGGATAACCATAACCGGGTTGATCTGGGCTATGAGTTTCCTGAGCTGATCAACCTTAGACTCACCCTGTAGATTGAATCCTTGCAAGTTAATGATGTACAGAGGCCAGTCTGGAAAGTTGAGTACGATAGACTTCCCATCATCCATGATCTTGGCAGATGGAAGCATATCCTTAGAATCACCAATCAGCTTTAAGCGTTCCTGCAGGACAGCTTTAGGATCCTCTTCTTGAACAATGATTACCGGACCTGTCCGCATAACGTTGAATACGCCCAGAAATGACTTACCAGATACAAGTGACAGAGCAAGATCAAATGCAATCCAAGTCTTGTATGATTTCGATGGTCCTGATATGAAACCTACGCTGCCATCTACCCAACTATCTTCTACCACCCACTGGAGTTTGACCGGATGAGCAAGGAAGTCATTCCACTTATGAACTTCCATCTCCTCGAAATCGCCAGTGTCTTCTGTGGTTGTTACCTTCTTCTCTTTTTGTGTTTTCTGTACTACCACAGCTTCCTGAGCACTGGATACTTGCAAGAGGAGTTGGCGATGTTCGTCTGATCGACCAGCGAACTTGTTATATGGTACTCGTTGAAGAATGTGAACTACAACTTCAGGTTGAACATTAGCCTTCAAGAGGTCACGAGCCAGCTTCTGCATCTCAGCAGAGCGGTCAGTGACCTTCTCACGCTTTACGCGCGAGCGTAGACCAATGGAGAGTCCCTGGATCGCAGCCTGAATCCGCCCTTCATCAACAGTAGGCCAATCAGCAACTGCTACCTTCTCAGCACCGTTGACAGGTGGGTATGTCTTCTTAATTTCCTCAGGACTATAAGCAGAACGCTTAGCCCACAGTAGCTTTACTTCAGGTGCTCTCTTATACTTGTAGTTCTTCGTCCCTGGTAAACGTAGAACTTGGGTAAGGTCCCATCCGCCTTTGTCTGCCCCATCCGCATAAGCAATTCTCTTTGATAGGGATGCAGCCTCATCAGGTGGGATTTCTCTATTAAGAAACCAAAGAGCTTGGAATCTTCCAGGGCTTGACTCCCACGCAATTGATGGACGAACTCGGCAGTCGTTAGGATGGACGGGATCAAGGTCAGCCCATAACAGATTCGTAGGAAGCGCATTCTCCTTCTTCCTCTTTGGTTTTGAAAATACCACGGGACAGAAATACACATCACTACGTTCAGGAACGTGTAAATCAGGCAACTCTCCATCGAATGGAATACCCGGGGTTTCATGCCATCGCCGGTTAGCATCTTTATGAGGTAGGAAAACGAAACCCTTGCGGTCACCCCATACAGCTTCAAGCAGCCTGTTTGTGCTGCTCTCTGCCATTACTTATGATTGATTTGAATCTTTTTGTACCAGTCGGATTGCATGGCTTCTTTCACCCATTCTTCTTTAAGAATCCAATTCCAACCATCGTCGCCAATCTTAGTTGCTTTAAGATCCCCCTTTCTAATGCGACGAATGACTTCCCGGTGGGGGAGGTTCATTCGCTCGCCTGCCTGGCGTGGTGATAAGAGTTTTGACATTCATGTTCTCCTCGCTGTTGGTTTCCGTCGGGGCGGATTGCCCAGATCGCGTGCCCAGCGATCACCACCCCGACGGTCTGGTCATTATAATATTCTTGAGACACTTTGTCAAACCTAAGGTGAACTAGTTAAACTTGGTCCTTGACAAAGGAACTGTGATGGTATATTATGACAGGGCCATATAGACAGGGGACAGATTAGCCCAATGCAGAAGTGGATGGTACTATGGAGAAACCAGGAAGGGAAGAAATTCCGCAAACTCTTCAACGGACCAAAACCCACAGAGGCTATCTTATATGCTAAAGACCTGAAGCGGGATGGTCTGAAGCCAAACATCATCAGTACTGGTCACGCTTTTCCTCCGGGTGCCAAGCAAGAACTTAAACGAAGACCTGGAATGTTGTGGTGTCCCTACTGTGTTAAATTCCGTCACTTCAGATTGATTGCTATCAAGCACCCCACCTACACTAGCGAAGCATTCATGAGGTGTCCAGTCTGCCTTATCTCTACTAACGAATTCTGGGTTAAGAAGTACAATGGGTTCTTAGATCATATGACGGAGATGGATATCTTGAAAAAACTCATGAAGTACGAGGGAATTGATGTCTGAGAAAGAGATCTGTACTCATTGCAAGAATCCCGTGGTGAGGATCAACTATGGCAAACAACAAACAGCGACAAGAGCGGGAGCTGTGGAGAACGTCTTCCGTCATGGATATCCACGTCCATATCCAGTTTGCTCAGTTAATCCTATTATGGATGAGGATGTTGAGGTCGTAGACGAGGAAGCAACTTGATTGTCTTAGTCTGTGGTGATCGTCATTGGGCTAATGATTTCTTATTTGAAGTTGGTCCTACTCGAGAGGGTAAACGTGACTTCAACTATATGATGGCAATACTTGCCAAAGTAGATCAGAAATATGGAATCACCAAACTTTATCAAGGTGAAGCACCAGGTGCTGATCAGTGTAGTAGATATTGGGCATGGATTAGTAGTACACCAATGAAGTCTACTCCCGCAGAATGGGAAAAGTATGGAAAGCCTGCCGGTCCAAGACGCAACCGTAAACAACTGAGACTAATGCTGAAATGGATGGAGAAGACAGGTGAAGATGGCATGGTTCTTGCTTTCCATCGTGACTTGTCTGTCTCTCGTGGTACAGTTGATATGATCAAGATATCTAGATATGCAGGAGTGAGAGTTAAGGTATTCCCACGTGTCGAAAGTTAAGTATAAGTTCAAGACTAAGCCATACAGATATCAACTCAGGGCACTCAACAAGATCCAGACACTAGATGGTAAGGCCGGGCTCTTCATGGAGATGGGCACGGGCAAGACGAAGGTAGCGATCGACTGGGCTGGCATAGGTTATCACAACTACGAAGTCAAGCGGGTGCTAGTAATCTGCCCATTATCTGTGATCGGAGTGTGGCAGAGACAGATCAAGCAACACCTTCCATTCTTCGCACGAGTGAGAGTCCTGACAGGTTCAACTCCTGAACGTGCTGCCTCTATAAGACGCATGATCAGGAGCCCACAGCCTACACAAGATTGGTTGATCATTAACTATGAAGGCATATGGCGTGGAGACGGTAGAAATAGAATTGAAGATCTCTTGGAGAAGTGGGGACCAGACCTCGTTATCTGTGACGAAGGACATCGAATTAAGTCTTCAACAGCGAAGCAGTCTAAAGCGGCTGCTAGAATTGGAGGATTCGCCGAACAACGTCTTGTTCTCACTGGTACTCCAATTACAAAGAGCCCTCTCGACATATTTGGGCAATTTCGGTTCATAGACTCAGCGATCTTTGGGAGTAACTGGTATCGCTTCAAGAACCGGTTTGGGATTTGGGGCGGGTGGGGAAGGTACCAGCTCAAAGGATACAAACACCTAGACGAACTTGTGGGGAAGGTACGGGGCAATACTTTCCGCATCAAGAAAGAGCAGGCCATCGACCTCCCAGAGAAAGTGTTCGTAACTGTCCCGGTCGAACTTGGACAGAAAGCTATGGACTATTACCGGAAGATGGCGAAAGAGATGATCATTGAGATCGAGGAGACTCATGCCACAGCAGCTATCGTACTGGTCAAGATTCTCCGCCTCTCACAGATCACCTCGGGCTTCATCAAAGACGTTAACGATCAGATCCGCGTATTTGATAACAGCAAGCTTAACGTTTGCATGGACCTGTTAGATGATATTATCGCACAGCAGAAGAAAGTTGTCATCTTCGTTAGGTTTCGCAAGGATATTGAACGGATAGAAGAGGCGATCAAGAAGAAGTTCAAGATTGAGCCCTTAATACTGTCCGGAAGTGTCCCGCACAACCAACGCGACAGTTTAATTGAGAGGTTCCAGAATGATGATAGAACTAAAGTGTTCATTGCGCAGATTCAGGCGGGCAGCCTTGGGATTGATCTCACTGCGTCTTCTGTGGCTATCTTTTACAGCTTGGACTATGCCTACGCCAATTACGTTCAGGCACAGGATAGACTCCATCGTCACGGTCAGAGGAATAAGGTTACTTACTATCACTTGGTCGTACCCAGAACTATCGATGCACTTACACTTACCATCCTGAAAGATAAAGGTGATTTAGCTCACGCTATCGTTCATGATCCAAGGATTCTCCGTCCCAATGGACATTGACAAATGATCTTAGATGTATTATAATGGAACCACAGGAGGCGCCATGAAATTTAGACCTTATGCTAGAATCTTGATCGATGGGATGGATGGTTCTGGGAAGACAACTCTCGCTGACCAACTGATGGAATTCCTGGGAGATAATGGACATCTAATAGTTGGGTACAACCGAGATCACACTCCAGGTAAATCACCCATGCCCACATGGTGGATGGAGAAACTAGCTGAGAACCCTATGGAAAAGGTGGTGGTTCACGATAGGTTCTTCTACCCTGAGTTTGTTTACGGTCCTGTGCTTCGTAACAAGATGGATATGCCAGTAGCAGTTCGAAAGTATGTGCAAGAGTTCTTGAGGAAATATGCCTTCTTGATCTACTGTCGCCCGCCCGCACAAATTATCGACAGAGATTCTAAGACCAATGACCAGATGATAGGAGTACATGAGAAGTTTAAAGATCTATTGATTGCCTATGACAAACTTATGTTAGAAGAAGCACCTCACTACAATGGAAACTTTATGAAGTATGATTGGACCGAAGGAATACAACCTCTCCTGAAGCGAGTGATGAGGTATATCTACGTATAATGGTTAACATCAAAGATATTGACACAGAGGCGCCCGAAGATGGCGACTGGCTCCAAAACATTTTTAACCGACAACAAGAGCTTGAGGATCAGTACGAATCCATTGAAACCGCCAACGGGTTCCCAAGCCCACCTAGTAGAGATCTCAACGATTATGGATTCCAGCGGTATCTCAAGGACGCTGCTTACCGTATTGTTGAAGAAATCTCCGAAGCCACCAACTGCTTGAAGAATAAACCATGGAAACAAACTCCAGTGATCACGGATGAGGATCACTACTTCGAAGAGATGGCTGATGGTTTCCACTTTTACATCAGATGGGCTATCAAATCTGGGTTGACTGCAGAGGATCTCTACAAGCTATATTTCAAGAAATCTGAAGTAAATCTTTTTAGACAGGAGAGCAACTACTGATGGCACCCAATCGACCCAAACCCCACATCTATGTCCCATTCCCACAGAGTGATATGGCGTATGGAATACCAGCTGATGATAAGATGCCATTCAGGGATAGACTGATCAGGCAGTATGGTGAACCTAGCGTGATGCATGCAGAAGTCTCGGTTTGTCTTACCGTGCTGATTCAGCTAGGAATCCTCAAGAAAAGCGAATTCTTAGAGTTAGTAACTCAGGCTCTGGCAGCCGCCGATCTTCGTCGTCAGCGTCAAGCGGAGAGTGGCAGGTGATCATTGAGACACATCCAGATATCAAAACTGCTTGGAAATCTGCTTACTTCAGTATGCTTGACGACAAGCCTGGTGTTATCGATTTCTATCAGCGAAACATCGTCCATTCGTTTGGTAATCTCCTGCGTGCTGATAGTGCTGTATTCGATTTTGATCTGGGCGATATTGACCTTACAATCACCAAGTGGTCGAAGTTCACCGGACAGTACGTAGATGTTGAGAGTCTCCATGCGTGGATCAACAATGCTGGGAATGTGAAAACATATGATGCACTCTGGACCTTCAAGATCGTCCCACCTAATTTTACTGGGAAGAAGGCCGTACACCAGTGGGGAAATTGCCTTATGGGTTTTAGCTTCCGTCGCAAGCCGAAACCCGTCCTCTCTCTATATACTCGCGCCCAATCTCTTGGCTTCTCAGGAGTTGCTGACTACGCTCTCTCGGACTTCGTTGCTCGAAGAATTGCTGAGAGACTCAAAATCCCACAAGAAGAGATAGCTTTAGAAGTACACTGTGCTAACTTCATCATTAAGATGGTAGAGGTTCTAGTACCACTGACCAGGTGGAACTTAGTCGATAAATATCTCGCGCGCGAGGACAGGATCGCAGAGTCAATCCAATACTACATCGACTACATGAATCGTCCGGCAGATGATATTCCGTGGAGAGCAGCCAGGAGATGGAAGCAAAAACTAGATCGAGTAGAGCAGGGCATCTACAGATCGCTCCCTGTGGACAATCTTACATTGAAAGGATGGGAAGCACGCAAGAAAATCAACCGTAGGCTGACTTCTCGGGAGGCAAGCGAACTTGTTCTCACGGGTAAGGGCAAGCGATCACTAGATATCGTTACTGAATCAGAACAGGACGTCGAAGAAGATGAGATCCTTCTCGGACTTCAAGCAGGCTAACAACGAGATCAAGCGGGACCTGGCAGAGCTTGGTGTTAGTGTACATCCACAGACTATGCAGGATAAGGATATCTCCAATGATCCAGATTACGATACTCGTGAACTTCTAGACTATGAATACATGATTCTGGCCCCAAGATTGGAAGATCTCAATCCCAACCAACCGTGGGCAGATGTTGAGTTTAAAGAGAGGATAAACTTCGTCTGGCCAGGTGCAGCTGAGGCTTGGAAACTCAGACCAGAAGTATGGCAAGAATTTGCTGATCGTGGGTTTGGATATTCTTATGGAGAACGCTACTCAGACACATTACCTTACATCATTAAAGAACTTAAAGTTCATCCCGAAAGTCGACAGCTTTTCTTATCTGTATGGGAGAGTTTCACGGACCCACTCAGATTGGGAAAGAAGAGAGTTCCATGTTCACTAGGATACTTCTTCATCAATCGTGGCGGGCAATTGCATATGAGATATATGCAACGATCGGCAGACTTCGCAACACACTTTGAGAATGACCAATACCTCTCACGGAAACTTCAGGAATACGTGGCGGCAGAGACTGGAATCCCAGCAGGTCGATTTACCCACTGGATCGGATCTCTCCATGTTTACCAGAAGGACGTGGCTGGAGTATTCTGATATGGCTCGAATCAGCCGTGATCATATGCTAATGGAGATTGCCCATGTTGTTGCCAAACGAGGAACATGTCCACGAGCTGAGGTCGGTGCAATTCTATGTCTCGACTCACGGATCATTAGTTCGGGCTACGTTGGTTCACGGCCCGGAGAAGCTCACTGTGACGTGGCCGGGTGTATTATTGGAACTCACGGAGGATGCACTCGAACAATTCATGCTGAAGACAACGCTATTCGATATTCACAGGGCATATCAGGAGGAAGTTGTGGGACAACTCTCTATACAACTATCGCTCCCTGTGGAAATTGCGCTTCACTTATCATCGAAGCAGGTATCACCCGAGTAGTTTATCATCACTCTTATCGTGATCCTAGAGGTCTGCGATTGATGGTGGATGCCGGGATTATAGTACACCAGTTTCCTAGTGATGTCAGGACCGTAGATGGTAACTGAAGATGCGCGACTTAAAGTTTGGGAGCCATACCGCAATCCCAATTGCGAGGAATGCCCTCTCCATCTATCCGCGCAGTCGGTCTGCGTTATGGGAGATGGGCCTGTTCCCAGCAGGGTTATGCTCGTGGGTGAAGCTCCCGGGTACAGGGAAGATGATGAAGCCAAGCCGTTTGCAGGGAAGGCGGGCAAGTATCTGGATGCTGTACTATCCGAAGTGGGCTTACCCCGCGAGAGTGTTTACGTTACAAATGCTTGTAGGTGTAGACCTCCGGACAATCGAACACCTACCAGGACTGAAATCAGAACATGCAATCATTACCTACTGGATGAAATTGGGGCCGTTCAGCCTGAGTTCGTGGTTCCACTTGGAAATGCCGCGCTACAGGCAACGCTAGGCGTAAAAGGAATCATGAGGAGGAGAGGAGCCTTAGTCAAGAAGAATGGCATCTCTTACTTCCCCACCATCCACCCAGCTGCGGTTATTCGTACACCAGCATGGGAGGAGATGTTTAGATCTGACCTACGCACGCTTGCGCGGATAGTATCGGGAGAAGAAACACGACCACAGACCAAGAGTTATATCATCCGATCTAGTAAGAGCCTTGCCAAGTTCTTAAAATTGATCGAGTCTGTGGATACTCCAATTTCCTTCGACATCGAGTCATGGGGACCAGGATATCAAGCATCCGGGAAGGAAGCGAAGAAAGGTGGACTTCATGTCTGGCATCCCAAGTGGATCATTCTCACCTGTTCCTTCACGTGGGAACCCGGAACTAGTTATGTTGTGGCCCTAGAACATCCAGAGGTGAAGTGGGACATTCCTATCAAGGAAGTCTACTCAGCTCTGAATGTCGCTCTAGAAGGCAAGAAGATGATCGGTCATAACGCTAAGTTTGATATGTCAGGAATGCGCAGGAAGGGAGTGAATCTACGTGCCTCCTTCGATACACTACTCGCAGCACATCTTCTTGATGAGAACCGACCAAACGGGCTTAAACCCCTTGCGCGTACTTTCTTGGGTGCCGACGCATATGAAGATGATATTGACTTCAGAAGACCGCACCCCCTCGGTCCTCTGGCAACTTACAACGGGAAAGATACTGATTATACCCTCCGACTCTACCATCTCTTTAGGTCTCAGCTTAAGGAACGACCACGACTTCTAAGAATCTTCAAACTCTTGGTAATGCCAGCGTGCAACGAGTTTGTTGAGATAGAAGCGAATGGCTTCCCAGTAGATATGAGGCGCTTACGCGCGAGGCACGAGAAGATTTTAGAACGCATCGAGCGGACCAGACAGAAGATGTTGCAATATGTTCCCGAGGATATAAGATCACCAGCAATTAAGTTCTCAGGTAACTTCCTAGGCAAGTTCTTCTTTGAAATTCTTGAGCTGCCAGTTATCGAATATACTCCGAAGAGTGGAAAACCATCTACTAAGGAAGCAGTCTTACTGAAACTCAAGACGAAGCACAGAGCTGTGGGACTTCTCATGGAGCTCAGGAAATGGCAGAAGTATGAATCGACCTACAGTCGTTCTTGGCTGGCCCGCACTGCAGCTGCTGGTAAACCACGACTTTTCACCTCATACAATCTCTCGGGTACTGTTACTGGAAGACTTAGTTCTAACATGCAACAGGTGCCCAGGAACGTTCTTATTCGAGGAATCATCGGTATCAATCGAAAAACCAACGCTGTTCGGGTTGCACAAGGGAAACGTGAGAGGAGGTTTGTCGAGGCTGACTTTAGCCAAATCGAACTTAGAATTGCCGCAATGGTGTCTCGAGATAGAGAACTTACAGAAATATTTAGATCAGGACGAGACGCCCATCTGGAAACGGCGGTAAAGATAACTGGTAAGGATCCGAAGGACATCACCAAGGAAGAACGCAAGCTAGCGAAGGCAGTCAACTTCGGTTTCCTGTATGGGATGGGACCAAAGAAGTTTAGGGTATATGCTGATGAAAAATTCCAAACCAAAGTTTCTGAAGAGGAAGCCAAAGAGTATCGAAAGGCTTTCTTTAACCAGTTCAAAGCCTTACTTCCGTGGCACGATCGTCAAAGGCGGCTCGTCCGTAACCTTCAACATGTCTCTTCGCCCATCGGAAGGGTTCGACACCTTCCTTCAATCAATTCTGGAGACGAGTTCCTCCAAGGTCAAGCCGAAAGAGAAGCTATCAATGCACCGGTTCAGGGATTTGCTTCGGACCTCACGGTTCTTTCGATGGTACTCCTCAATCAGAAATTGGATACATCACGCGCGAGCATAATCGGCAACGTCCATGATGCTGTGCTGTTTGAAATTGATGATGATTATGTCCAGACGGCCACAGAGATAATTAAATCCACAATGGAGAATCTGCCCTTAAAGAGCTACTTCGGATACACACCAACCATCCCGATTCAAGTAGATATAACGGTAGGTGATCATTGGGGAGAAGGCCACTAAAACTACGTAAGCCGGGAACTAGAAACTACTATTATCCTAACTGTTCCAGATGTGGTAAGAAGAAAGGTCAGAGCTATAGTCAGTTCTGCTTATCTTGTGCTCACTACAAGCCCAAGAAAGGGTTGATTAAACTATCTTGCCCTCACTGTGGACAACTCCTGAGTAGGGATGAGATAGTGATTATGTTGTATTGGGCTGGAACTGGTAGTGATACTCTTGGTAAGGTGTTTGGAGTTACCAAACAAAGAATCTTACAAATCACAAGGAAGAGTCGAGATGAAAATCATCACAGCTCCCAGACGGGGCGGCAAAACAACTCAGATGTTGGAGTGGATGAGAAACGCACCTGATGGGGAACATAGAGTTTGCGTAAGTGCAACTCAACAAGAAGCTATGCGCTTGCTCAGAGAAAACCCAGATCTAGAAACCTGGAAATTTGTTTCATTAGATGAAGTACAAGGTCACGGTGGTAGAGGTGGTGGGTCAGGAGTTCTATACGGTAGAGGTGGTGAGATAAGGCTAGGATTAGATAATGCCGATTGGATGTTAAAGAGTATGATCCCTTATTAGCCTATTGATTGGATCTCTATGACTCAAGAAGAGAAATAACTTCCTCGTAGAATATGGAGAAAACTTGGGCTTGACAAGGAAAATCATGTGTAATATAATAGTACTATGACGGACACGATCAGCGTTAGTTGGAGTGAGGCTAAAACTCGCCAACGATGCGAGAAGCAATGGGCTTACAAGTATTTAGAAGGCTTGGAACCCAAAGCCAAGAAGCGAGCTCCATATCTGGGAAACTGGCTTCACAGAGCCTTAGAAACTCACTATGCTCAGGGCGACTGGAAGATTGGCCACAAGGAATACCTGAAGGAATGGAACTCTCTATTCGAAGAAGAACGAGAAGAACTCAGTAAGAAGTATGGTCCTCTCCCGCAGGCTGTCAGAAGGATCATCAAGTCTTACCTGTGGTACTGGAAACACGACGGGTGGAAAGTTCTCGCCGCTGAGTATGAGTTCGAAATTGAGATTGGCTTCTTCAAGGTCAACGGCGTCAAGGTAATCGTCCAAGCTAAGGGCAAGATCGATCTAGTAATCGAAGATGATGAAGGCAACCGCTGGGTTATTGACCACAAGTCTACGAGTCAGATTCCTGACCAGAATGCCTTTCACGCGATGGACCCACAGCTCATGCTATATCCTGTGGGTGCTAAGCCAAAGTTCGGACGGATCGCTGGTATCATCTACAATTACATGAAGTCTCGTCCACCTACCATTCCACAACTCACAAAGAAGACCGGGCAAATCTCCAGGCGTAAAATCGTCACAGACTACCCAACCGCTCTCAAGTTCTTGAAGGATAATGGATATGATCCTGCTGACTACAGCGATTTCCTCAGGCCACTGAGAAGAGAATCCAGACTTCTCAAACGGTATAGACTCCCGCGCGAGCGAAAGGTTACCGAGCAGATCCTCAAGGACTTCATTGCTACCGCTCGAGAAATCCATCTATCTCGTCAACGTAAGTCACACGTAAGAAACATCACGAAAGACTGTGCGACCATGTGTGACTTCCATGATCTATGTAGAGGTGAATTGAATGGGTTTGATATGAGCCACCTAAGAAAGACACGCTTCGAACCGAGGAAGAAACATGGCATCGGCTTTGACCCCGAATCAGATCAAGAAGATGAAGGGGAAGAAGCTATCGCGTAAAGAAAAAGTAGTTTTAGCCAAAGACCTAATCATTCCAGTAGGTGATGTCAAAGACTATCTTTATATGTTGATCTATTCTAAAGGAGGTAAGGGAAAGACATCTTTATCTACTTCTTCTAATTTGAAGACAATCGTAATTGACTTCAATGAGAAGGGTACAATCTCAATCAAGAAGCGTAAAAACGTAAAAGTATATCGAGTAACTCATTGGAGTGAGCTAGATCTCATCTATTGGTATTTGAAGAATGCTAAACACGACTTCAAGGTAGCAGTTCTAGATACCACAACCAGCATGGCCAAGATCGGGATGAAGTGGGTACTTGGTGACGATGCTACGAGAGATGCCAATCGTGATCCACTTATGCCTGATAAGCGTAGCTGGGGAAAGCTAGCACAATTGCTAACAACCTCATTTGATAACTGGCGCAACTTGGATATGCACGTTATCTTCAATGCTCACGAGCGGGACACAGAATATGATGACGAAGAGGAGGGAACAACTCTTGTAGAAACCCACCCGGCTCTCTCACCCGCCCCGCGAGACGCATTGATCAACCTAGTACATATCGTGGGACGACTCTACAAGAAGCCCATCACTAAGAAGGGAAAGGACGGGAAAGCTAAGAAGACCTGGGAATGGAGACTACTCGTTGGGGATGATGACAGGTACGTTACCAAGCTACGTCAGGATCCGACGTCAGATGTTCTCGTACCTCGAGTCGTAAGAAATCCCACCTTACAATACTTCATAGACACAATCCTACCAACGTTGGAGAAGACAAATGGCGAAGAAGATTAAGAAGTCCAAGAAGGGCTCTAGCAGCGAGAAAACTACTCGCAAGCCAAAGAACCTACAAATCGACTTCACGGGAGTTGAGGGAAAGCGGGGCCGTCGAGTTCCAGAGGGCGACTACCTTCTGAAGGTGAAGGATTACGCCGTCTCGCCGGCTGACGATGATCCGGGGTGGATCAGAATCGAGAACACCATCAAGAAGGGACCGACAGATGGTGACTACTCGGAGATGTATTCTCTAAGCCAGAAGGCTCTGTTCCGTCTGAGGAACTTTTTTGAAGCCATCGGGCTGAAGGTACCATCTTCGGTTACCAAGGTTCCACTTGAAAAGATCGTTGGTCGGTCCTATGCAGCGAGCATCGCCGATCACACCTACGATAACAAGACCAAGTCTCAGATTCAAGATTGGTTCCCCAAGGATGAGTATGAAGCTCTAGCCGCAGGAACCATCGACGAAGATGACGACGAGGATGAAGATGAGGACGAAGAAGAGGAAGAAGACGAGGACGCGGACCTGACCGAAGAAACCGACGAAGATGAAGACGAGGAAATCGAGGTGGACGACGACGATATCTGAAGTGATGAAGACGCTTGGAGATAGTTAAGCGTCGGGTGCTCAAGTGCAGGTATTGCCCGCGGCATCTGTATGGCACCACCCACCACCATCGGGAAGCTTGGGATACCGATGGTCAGACGACCACAGACCAGGCATCTGGACCACCATCTTGTGGCTCTGGGCCATCCGCCTAGTAATCTTTGGTATGCCGTCCCTTGTCTGGACTAGGCCGGCATAATAGGAGAATGATTACTGATGCAAGAATCTGCTCTAACTAAGAAAATTAGGAAGAAGCTTGATGAGAAATACGGACCGTCTCGTCTGTGGGTGCGTAAGATACACGGAAATCCCTATCAGATCAGAGGACTCCCCGATCTAATAGGGACGTACCAAGGCTACTTCGTAGCGATGGAGGTTAAGAAGCCTGGAGGCAAAGCTACGGACCTCCAGGCTTTCACGATGAAGCAGATCCGGACGGCGGGCGGCTACGCCACCGTTATCCACTCTTTCGAAGAAGCCGTAGCCTTCCTCGACACCGTGCCCGCACCTCCCGCGGAGGCCACGGAAGAACGGGATTAATCAACCCTGTGGGTTGCTTACACTGGGCTCAGTCACAGCAAAACCCTTGGTGAAGGCGGCAATCAATGCAGCCGCTCCAGCCCGAAGACCAGCACCACCCAAAGCGATTGCCCAGGTCTTCCAATCTTCAATAAGCTCTGGCTGAATTCCAACTAGAGCCTGAAGAACGACAAGAGCAACTGCAATGAATGCTGCCCATCCTGCCTCACGAATAACAACGAACTTGTAATCCACTTGATTCTCCTATTGGGTATCGTCCAAATCTCGACGAGCTGCTTCAATGCCTTCTCGCCTCCCGGCCGCCGCAGCATCTAGCAACTGCTGTTGAGTAATTCCAGTAGGAACCTCCTTGATAACTTCTACTGTATTAACTTCCACAGGGTCTAGACTGACTCCATGATTGGAAGGTGTCCTAGGTAGAATAGAAGAGTGGATATAGCCGAAGACCCATCCTGATCGACTAGTGGGTCTACAAGTTCCACCATACCACTCGGCCTTGTCAGCCGAAGTTCCAATCTCCCTGCCACTCACCACAAAACTAGGATAGAATGGCGCACCGTTGGGTAGTACCCATAGAGCTTCATCGTCTCCAGCTAGAACACCAGCCCTGATATTAGCATCAGAAGTTACCTTCCCCACTCTGTTATGAACGTGACGAATCCACGTTCCCTTGATCTGCATAGTCTCAGCCGCCTCCTGTCCTACTGTGATTGATCCACCGAACATTAGTGGCTCTGGATCGAACTTATTGCCATCTCGTTTGGCTTCAATATGGCAATGACAAACCTGTCCCAGTCCGGTGCTACCTAGCTTACCAATCTCTTGACCTGCTACTACAGGGCCATTCTGTGCTGTCCATGAAGCTAGGTGCCAGTACTCGGTACTGATTCCATACCCATGATCGATCACTATGCCAAGAGCGTTATTGGGAGCACCGTACTGGGTGGCGTTATCTTGGACTCGTCTAGCAACACCATCATGCATTGCCACTATGGGATACCCACAACGGAAGTTACCAATATCAGTTGCTCGATGACCAAGAGCTGCCTTGACAGGATCAATGCTAGACCAGTAGAAATCTGGATCAGCAAATCGTTGAGTTACTGTGAAGTCATCATCAGCCACCCCATCAGATTCTCCACGTCTATACAACGGAGTAGTGACCGGTGACCTAAATGTCATCAACACTATATGCCGCCTCCTCATTTAACCGTTGATAAGAATCGCCTGTGCAACCCAAGTCATTGATCCAGTGAACGCCCATGTAGCTGGACCTGAACCACCTTGGGTACTACCGAACTCTACATCAGCAGCCTCTGTATTAAGAGCTGTGCCAAGGATCTGCTCTGCTCCTGGTGTTGGAGGAGCTGAACCTGGGGCTCCACCACCGCCCATATGATGATGACATGCTGCGTCAAGACGCAACTGCCCAGCAGCAGGAATTAAAGATATACTTGAAGAAGCGCTATTCCCACTCGACTCATCATAAACGTCAACTGTTTCTGATCCACGCCCCCGTACTTGCCACACAATAAGGGGAATGCTACCAGTTCCGTTGCTTCCGGCTATCTGTCCGAGCCCAGCATTTGGATTCTGCAACCACCAGAGTTCTTGACGGGTATCTCCATTAACTCTGGGACTACCAACTACTGGAGCAAGTGCTTGACCTCCTATAGACCAACCTACTGATGTAACTGCGAACTCTGTTGGAGTAGAGAGGAATACGTAGAAAGCGTCACCAGCTACAACTGTGAATCCTCCCACGGTACCAGACAAGTTACCGTCATCTCGAACAACAAATGGTGCAGGAATTACGACAGGTTGTGGTCTATTCCCTAGTAGTACTTCTAACTGACCACGAATACTGATAACAGGAACTCTGGTTCCCATAGGAATACGTCGTCTACCACCAAAATCACCAGCAGCTACTCGCGCCTTGAAAGCAGCAGCAACTGAGGATTGTGATAGAGATACCATCACGTATTGACCGATACCATCATAATCCTCGGCCAATCGTCCCATATGTACTCTGTGTGGTTGCTTGACTAGATCGTGAAGTCTCTTCACTTTGCGCCCATAGAAACTATCTCAAGTTGCCCACGAATAGAGATAACAGAAACCTTAGTACCCACAGGGATGACCTGTCCGGTTCCAAAATCCCCGGCAGCAACCTTGGCTCTATAAGCTGCAGATGTAGAAGATTGTGATAGAGAAACCAAAACATGTTGTCCAATACCATCGTAGTTTTCAGCAAGCCTACCGTGGTGAATCCGCTGTCGTACAGTGCTCTTGCTGATATCTCTGATGGCTTGACGTGGTGTTCTACGAACAGTACTCATACTAAACTCGTATCCAGCTGCTGTCGTTGAGATGGCTCACTGCTCTGGTTAATCTCTACTCTGATACCCTCGATTCTAACAGTCTTAGAATCTCCAGAGTTGTCAACCCACTCTATAACATCCATACGCCATAGATCAAAGAAGAGAGGAACTAGTCCACCAGGAGCCTCCGCTAGACCACTGCGTCTAATCTCTTCTTGGGCTCTTTCCCTGACTTTATCCTTGTCCAACAACTCGGGCAAGTCAAAGTATGCATTGATCATACGATCTCTTTCAAGAGCATCTGGAATGTCAACCTCAAACCAAGTATGTTCGTTGCCATCCACATTGGCTAGGTTGATACGACGATTACCTGCATTGGCCAGTTCAGTATTGATGATACGATTTTCAATAGTTTTGACAACTCCCACATCCTTAAACTGGCCAACCTCGATGAAACCATCTCTCCAGATGAGTTCTAACTTTTCACCTTCTAAAACCTGACGTAATCCATCAGCCGGGGTTGGGAGGTCAGTTTGTGGACCCCAGGTAAGAGCATACTGCTTGGCGGACGCACTTCCAACTTTCACATCATGGTAGTCACCCATCGCCAAAGCTTGACGGATTAGATCCTCAGAGGTATAGTTGTACTCTAGGTCTTCGAAGTCAAAGTCGAACACACCATAGGCTCCAACATTGGACCAACCAACATATCCGGGTGATAGAAGTTTTGGAGATGCATGAGTATAGGTAACAGCAACAGCTCCATTCACCCAAATGTCAAAAGACTTCCATCGAGCTCTGACACCAAGTCTACCAGTAGCTCCAACTGCAGTTGTTCCAATGACCGTAGAAACTCCGAGCCTAACCTCGGTAAGAGTAACAGTGTTGCTAGCATAAGCTAACTTGAGATAGTTGTTCTCATCCTTATATCTGAGATAAAGATCTATAGCAACCGTGTTGAAACTAATCTGGAAGTTGGGATTGTGACCCTTCCAACCAGTCCAGAGAACGAGACCTTCTGTGATACTTAGAACATTACCAGCTGCTACGCCTTCTCCAGTATCGAAGTAGTAAGCAAATGGTTCGTTAGGTTCTGAGTCACCCCAATCATGATAATCTGTTCTTCCGATGAAGTTAATCACATCCCTCATGGGGTTTTCTAATCGGGTCCAGATGTTACCAAAATCCACAGTAAGACGGTTGGCATTACCATCTAAGGTCTTCTTAATCTGCTTAACCCAATGATCATCAAGTCTGGCATATTCATAAGCTGCTCCGGTTTTGATACCAGGCTCTATAATGATCCTACGATCAGACAGATCTAGAATTTCTGAATGGACATCATCTGGATTAGCGACTAGAAGTTGACCAGTACCAGATTGATTCTCCCGAGGGCTCTCCCACCCTACCTGTGGAACATGATCAGAGATATCATATTCAACTGAGGTACCAGGTCTCTGATGAACAGCTCCGTTTCCACAGAGATAGACTATTCCATTTCTTTCAACTACCCCGGCAAATCCCCAGGCATTGTGTCCAGAGTGAACTGGTTCGGACCATGCAAGCAAATCCTTAGAACGCTGCCAAACCAGTGGAGTCTCTACGTTAGAACTAAACTCCCAATCGTCAGAGACATGTACTTCATGGTAGAAGATGTAGTAGTATCCATCCGACAACTTAAAGATATCTGATCCAGAAACGGTATTGTGACCATATTCTCCTGGCAGTCCACGAATCAATCGAGGTCCCTTGAGTTCGGTTCCAATGTTGGCTGGATCAGCAACCAGTTCGGCAGTGATGGACTCACCACCATTACCAGCAAGCTCAGAAGCATAGAGAGGATAGGTGACTAGACGAACGGCCTTCCCGTCTCCCCTGACGATACTAGCAACATCATGTCTGAACCAACCAAGATTCCAGGGAACTTCTACTGGTGTAATGGATTCAATATCACTAGTATAGTAGAAGTCAAATTTCCGAAGTGTACGACCCCCACCCTGTGGCGACCATCCACCATCTCCCACTACTTTAATCCACAGCTTATCCACTTCCTGGCGCCCATCAGAACCCCTATGACACTGAATACCCATCGCATTAGCAATAGACCATTCCAGAGAGTTGTTACGATAGATTCCATCAGACTTCGCAGTGTAGACGACTGGAATATTTCCATTAGCTGCAACTGCTACTGAGTAATGAAGTCCCGAATATAGTAAGCTCCAAGAAGTCCACTGAGCAGTAACTGTGGGATCAGTAATCGTCTGATCATAGATCTGCTGGTCGTCTACATCTACTCTAACTCGGTAGAAGTTTCCATTGTCGAGGACGCAGATGTCTGACTGACCACGATAAGAATAGTACTTCTGGTTCTTCTGGTTCCTAAACTCTTCGTTTGCATGATATGCAACAGGATTCTGGTCTACACCTGCCAGGAACTCCCATCGATTAGAACGCTCATCAATAATACGTACTTTGAGCCCAGTCTCACGAACAGAAGTAATCTGAGCTGCTAGGAGTTCTGATGAGATGCGACCGTAGATCGCGTCTGCATCTCCGTATAAACTTCCGTCACCGTAGTACGTAGTTGGCATATCAATCCCTGAAAACGAAGACTACTGACAGATCCTCACCTGGTGCGCTGCTACCCACTGCTTCAGCATCCAGGGTAATAATCGCACCACTCGGATAGGTTCCCAAGTTTGGAGAAGGCTGACCATATCTTGTGGCACCGGGAGCAAAGCGAATACCTAAACCCACGGAGGCACCAAACACATGAGTTGGTCCGACTCTAGCAATGAATGCAGCTGTAGCTCCAGATGGACCGCGGCGTAGAACTCCAGAAACACTCTCAATCTGCATGGTTCGACCAAAGGTGATGGGGTTAGCAAGATTGCTACCCACCACGGAGGTGCCACGAATCTGGATGTCTTGAGTAAATCTACGTTCTAGTCCCGAGACTACGGTAGCATTGATTACTGGACCCTGACCAGAAGCTCCATCATGTCGATGACCAGCTGTGGCGTTACCAAGTCGGAAGTCTATCGTAGTGGGTGCGTCTGTGAGACGAATACCTAGCTTAGCTTGAATAGCCTTGACAGCTTCTTTCAGATTATTGTGGTGCACAGCCTGTAGGCTACTAACACCATCAGTTACATCTAGGAGTGAACTGTCATCATCTAAAGCAGTTGGGAAGTTTGTATTACCAGCCATCAGGCTTCCTCGAACTGGACACTGATGTCTCTCTCAACTATGCCACCCACTTCTACTGGGAATTGTGGAACAAACGCTGGCTCCATAGGATCCTGAGCCCAGTGGACGCTATATGTATCCCCCAAAATTGTCATGCCTAGAACGCCCTTGTGGACCCACATCTCTCTGAGTCTATCGTACTGCTGCTGCGCATTTGCTCCAAGGATAGCTTGGAATGCTTGTTGACAGCTCACTTGGAATGTATTCCACCTGCGGAACCCACCACCATTATCGTAGACGTACTTAAATCTACCATTTTGGTTGTGAACAATATCAGAGTCTATATGACGAGTTTCCGCAGGTGGTTTATATCCCTTAGTCATGAACTGATACGTAGCAGCTGCAGTAGCTCCAGATGGACCAAGATATGTAGCGTGAGAAAGTGTAAGCTTATTCTGATCTGCCATCAGTCCAAAGCCTCACTCAGAGCTTGTCTAACCACTCGTCCAAATCTACTCTTGTCTCTGAAAGGATCATCAGATCGATTAACCACAAAGCTCATAGGAGGCGGTCTGTTGCCCAACATACCAGTGATCATGTTAGTCAACCTATTGGGGATGATTACACCCAACTCATGACCCTCTTCACCAGTTTTGATATTGGCACTGAATGGATTGTTATTTGCGTTGCTCAACATGAACACACCACCCTGTGCCATAGGTCTAGGAGCTGTTGGAATTCTAGGTCCTCTACCAACGAAACTAGCCATTCGATTCTCGGCGAGTCTAATTAGTTGAACAAGGTTAGCAATCCTATCGCTGACGAAGTTGTAGGGTAGAACTCCAGCAGCCACGAGGGCTCTTAGTTCCCCAAGAACTCTCTTAGCCCCAGCTACTTCACCAATAATGGCTTGCACTTCCCCATAACTATGAGCTCCAGCAATGGCTGCCTTCAATCTTTCTATATTCTCAACATCAGTCCACTTGAGTAACTGCTCGAGTTTTCTCTCCTCAGCATCTATCTGCTCTTGGATAGCTCTTCGTCTAGACTCTACAGCCTTCCGGTCAGCTTCCTGAGCCTTTGCTAGAGCAGTTTGAATAGCCTTAGTTTGTACCCGAGCAGTTTCTTGAGCAGCGAGTTGCTTCTCTTGCTCGGCCAGTTCTTGGAGTCTAACTTCTAGCTGTAGCTGTTCTCGGTGATCATTAAGAGCCCGAATCTCTGCTTGTCGGGCCTTGTCAATCCTCTCCAGAGTGGCCTGAAGTTGCTCAGCTTCAAGCTCCATTGCCTCGATGGCAGATTCCCTGGTTGCGTTAGCAACTTCCTGCTGGGCCTCTAGTTCGTCTCTAGCTCCTTGGATTGCATCGACCTGATTAGTACGACCTAGAGCTGCTTGTTCTGCGAGCAGTGCCCGAGTCTCATTCGCGCGACGAGAGATGAATCCACCAATTGACTCACCTTCTTGTCGTTTGATAGGTTGGCTTAGTCTGTATTGTAGATCAAGAAGTCTATTGAACCTATCTTGTTCATCGGCTCTTTCACGAAGTGCTTCAATCTGCTTATCGTAGACTGATAGAGCTTCTTGATCCCTCTTATCCTGAACCTGGTCTTCTTTGCGTAGAGCGCTTATACGACCGTTGATAATCTCAAGTTGTTCTTTTTCAGCTTCTCCCGCCCTATTCAAAGCTTCAATACGAGCATCAATGGCTACAAGCTGACCACGAGCAGAAAGCTGATCAAGTGCCACAGACTGGCCCTGGAATCTAATTCTCTGTTCGAGGAGAACTAAAGACCTCTCTTCTTGAATTTGAGCGAGCTGAGAACTATAGGCCATCTGAGCCTGAGCCTCGGCCATGCCCTCTAGTTGAGACTCGAGGGCTCGAGTTCTAGGACCCGGTCCAGCACTTGATAGAGCATCCAGTTGATCTCGTAAACCAGTAACCCGTAGTCCACTAAGACTTTGAAGCTTACTGACCAGACGATCTTGCATCACGGCATTCAAAGCCGCAGCACTTGCAGCTGCACGTTCCTCTGCGGCTAGACGAGCTTGAGCATTGGCAGCACGATCAGAAGATGCACCCAGTTGCTTAAGTACAGTATCAAGGATTGCTTGTTCTTGAGCGTTAAGCCTGATGCTTGAAGGATCTGCATAAGCTTGCATGATGTTAGCTGCTACGCCAAATCTTGCCCTACCAGCAACCTGAGCGGCTACTAGTTGCTCTACTAGCTTCTTAACTGCACCAGTTTGTAGATTTTCAAGCTGCCTAACAATCTCTAGAACAGCGGCTAATTTCTCAGTATCTTCTGTGAGTTGCTGTGTTGCCAGAGCCTGAGCTAGGAAATCATCACTCACACCAGCGGCAGCTGGACCTAGTTCATCCAAGAACTGCCTTGTAGCCTCTAGAGTTGTTAGTCCCTCTTTCTCTGCAATCTTATCAATACTATCAGCAACACCCTTCAGAGCTTCTCTAGCCTTGTTGGCAGGATCAATCATATCCTTAAGACCCTGACCAATAGCATCGATCAGGGCCTGAGCAGCTACGAATCCTAACCCAACAACAGCTCCACCGAAAACACCACCCACAGCTCCCAACGCAAGAGCGCCTAGTTTCGGGGCCAGATTTGCTCTAAGAGCTTGGGCCCTAGCAATCTGTTGCTGGAATACGGTTTGTTGCTTTTGATTCTGAGTAATCCTGGATTCGACTCGTGCAAGGAGTTCTCCAGAACGGGCTTTGCGTTCTGCAGCTCTAGCTTCTATACGATCAGCATTGATTAACTGTGAAATCTCCGCCTTGCGAAACCCCGTCTGCTGAGCAAGAAGACCTTTCTGAATGTTAGCATCTCTTACACTATTCTGGGCCCTAGATCTTTCTAAGTCCCGAATTGTTTTAATCTCTTTTTGTTGATCCCTAGTAAAGCTTAACCGAGCTCTCTCCTGGATGTTCTGAAGACGGGTTAGTGCACCTTGAGCTTGTGCTTCTTGCTTACGAAATGTAGCAGCCCGAGTATTATTACGATCTTCGCGTCGCTGGAGTTTATCCAGTTCAGCTTCTAGTCTCTTGAGCTCTTTAGAATCGTACTGGGTCAAGAACTCTACAATAACTCGTAGTGCTCCAGCACCAACACCTGTAGCACCACCAACTGCACCGAGGCCAGTAAGCCCAGTATTAGTTCGGGGGGGTCCAGTATCTACTGGTCCACGACCAGTTACGTTCCTCTGATATTGTGATCTGAATGTCATGCTCTATACCACGCTTTTCTATCCGCGGGTAATTCATCTAGATTCGGTGGGGCTTCACCCTTCTCAGCCACGAGTTCTTGATAGGTTTCCATCACCTTATCTGATTTCTGAGCAAAGAGCCACCATCTCTCATCCCAGATCTGTCGATCGAATTCTGACTCTAACGCCATAATCTCCCCGAAAGTTAGCTCGAGGATGTCGCTTCTTCTGACCCCTGCGAGGATGAGCCTGGAGTAGACGGCTGACTCGGAGTATCGTTCTGATCCTCCCCCGGAGAATTTGCTCCACCATTCTTCTCCGGGGCGGTCGCGTTTGGGTCTACAAGCTCCCGAAGAGATTCAAGCTGATTTACATCTAAAGATGCATAGATCAATTCTAGCATCTCCGGGTATTCCAGCTCCTCAAAGAACTTTGTATCCTCTTCTGTATTGTGGTAATCTGGATAACCCAAACGAACTACAGTTCCTGGGTCTCTGATCTTATCATTCAGATAAATCTCAAGCTGTGGTACTACAGGTGACTCAGAATCTTTCTGGTCAGTCCGATCATCCACATATGCTCTTAGCGTAGAGTTCAACATGTCGGAGTATTGCCTCATGATCTCATTACCAAGATCATTACGCTTCATCCACGGAAGAGGGCGTGCCTCTACCACCCTCTCCCGAACTCCAACTTCAATTGATTCTCTGCGATGAGCTTGCCGCCGCTCTGACATTTCTCCTCCTAGATGATCTCGTACCAGCGACCGTACGCATCCATTGGATCAATGGCCGTAGAGATCTCTGGGAATGCACGGAACTCAAGCGGTGGGCTAGCCGGATCGTTCTTGTCGAACCGGAAGACCTTCTCACCACCAGAAATAGCTGCTCGACGGAAGACGAAAGCGAGAACCTTTCCAGCTTCAGCCTTCGGATAAACAACTGCCATCCGCCGTTCTGTGGTCTTGTTAGATCCACTATCAAGCGGGATCATAACCTGAGTCGGAGCCACGGTAGAAACCACAGTTGGGAGGCCCATATCGAAGGCGATACCCATCTGTACTCGATCAAGCACCTCGGCCAGCTGAGTCGTGAGCTGGTAAGAACGGTCGGTGACATCCTGATCGTATGCACCGATGATCTGGTCTACGTCATCACGAACTGCAATGTCGAGGTTCTTAGCAACGTTGATCCCACCACGGGTTAGGCCGAAGGTATTCCACCCAGTGGCAGCAGCACCACCGGTTGGATCAAGCACTTGGTGCGCCATGATCGGCATGGGTAACGTTCCAGGTGCATAAAGGATCTTAGCTGGACCTCTCAAGGTCTTGAAAAGATCGATGCTATTTTCTAGGACATTTCTCTGTGCCATCTATAACTCCTATCCACGAACTCGACGACCACTAACTCTAAATGTTCTACCACCAGCAGTTACCTCAGCCACAGCTGATCTTACTTCCCTCTCTACAGCCCATCCTAAATTAGACATCGCTGCTGCTCCACTATCGGCAAGAACATCACCCTTCCTACCAAATCCTGGGTGAGTAACTTGTTTAAGAGCAACTACTCTACCTAGTTTCTTCCAGTAAAATACCATCCTCTCTTTATGAGCAGTGATTACATATGGTTCTGCTCTGAAATCAGAATCAGGCACTAAGCGAGTGAGATATTTGACTTCCCTGAAGTTAGCTATAGAGATTGAAACACGAGCATTGTTTCCTTCGGCAGTAACTTCTCCTCGAATAGATTCTCCAGCCTGTCCGCTCCCATCCGTGTATGCTAAGCGCATTGCATTGCGCATCCCCTCTTCAGCGAAGGGAAGTTCTGCCTGAAGAACCTGAGTAATCCTCTGCCCAGTAGTTTCCCTGAATCTTATGACACTTTCTTTAGCATTCAGAGCCCCGTGGATGGTAAGACCAATACTTGTTCTAGCCATCAGTGTTGCCTGTACTGATCTTCACTAGCGAACCAGAGTACATTGTAAGTGAACCCATCAACCCATAGAGGTTCTTCTTCTTCGAGTGTAAGCTCTATAGCACCAGAGAAGTTGACACTAGTGAAGAAGAACTCTCGCAGAGTATAATCAGTCTTCTCTAGTAGATGAAGGTATTGATGATCTTTTATAAAAAGCTCAATCGCTGAAGCATATCTTTTCGCTAGTCTGTCAACCTCATTAGAAGAACTAGCTGAAACCAATCCTACTATTGCTCCAGAATACTGATAATAACAAAGACTCTCGTTAGATGGCATATCTTGTTTATCAACACAGTCAATGCCTATAGCAGGTAGCTCTTTGTGATCAACCTGCATTATTCCACCTACCAGAGTTTCTGAGCTTATAGTAGGAACCTTCAAGGTCAATCTGTCTGATCCAGTATACTTAGTGGCTTCAGCAATCAGATAAGCTGATAAGTGAGAACGTAGATGCTCAGTTGTTTCTCTGGCAATAGATTCTTGGAACATCTAATTCTCCCTAATCCATCGCTGTTCCTCAATCTCATCAAATGCAGCTTCAGTCCAAGGAACTTCTGTCAGGCCCTCAGCTGGAACCGCAGTACCCGACTCTGCTCCGTATTCTCTCTCCCAGTCCAGCAGAGCCTGTGCGCTATTACGCAGCTCACGAGCAGCCACAGAGGTATCTCTAGTGACAGCTCCAAGCCCGCCTCCACCACTAAGAGTTTCTCGTTTCGCAACCTTAGCTACATCGGCAGACCATGCGAAGAGTAGATGTCCGGCCGCGATGTTGACCACATCTCCATGCTGATCTAGGAAATCTTGAATCTCTACATCGGTCCAGACCACCGCGTAGTACTGGAAGATGAGCTTTGCATTCAATGCAGGTGCATTGGTAAAGGAGATAATCCCGTGCTCATAATCTACTGTATAATCAACTCCCTCGGTCTGCAAGACATCGTTAGCCCAGACCTGTGGAGCTGGAGTTGTGTTAACAGGTTCATACTTGAGTTTAAACCTATCCGACGTTCCATCTGCATCGAATCTCTCTCGACGCAGTTGTGCCCGGTCGGAGATCGCATTTCGAACTCTCTGAATCTGAGTGAGTGCCATATGTTCTCCTAGCGAGTTCTCTTCAGATCATCTCGACCGGTCTGTTCTGCCTGGTCAGTAATCTTCAAGTCTGAGGTGCCAGTGGGTGGACCAGCATCCTTTGTGGAAGCTAATCCATAAGTAGAATCCCACTGGAAGTTACTTGGAACTACTCCCAAGAATACCCTTGGACTGCCCAACGAAGCAGGATTCTCTATAATCGCTACTAGGACAAACTGTTCCTCGGTCACCGTAGGGTCATATAGACTGGTCAATGACTGCAAAGAACCAGCCTGGACGACCACAGAGCCGGCTAAGACCATTGGAGATAAGAGCGCTGGTGACTGAGCTAAGTCGTCAACTCCAATGAATGAAGTAGTGCTGATCTCTGGGTCAAATGGTACCCCATCTTGTGAGATAAGCTGAGTTACCACCCGAGCAACAGCAGAAATTGATGGATCATATAAAGTGTTCAAGCTACCAATCAATTGGGCCACAATGGTCTGAAGTACTTGTGGGTCTAACAAAACCGGTGTTTGAGTGATCAGTTGTGCTACTACACTAACTCCACCGGGAGAGACAATAGGATCAAAGAAGCTGTTCCCATTTGATAGCAGTTCCAGTTGGACTAGAGAAATACCAGTAGCAACAGTGAAGTCGAATAGAATATTCCCATTAGAGAGGAGTTGAGCAACGACAGTAACTCCACCCGGAGAAGCCATTGGATCAAAAAGTTGTGGAGTCTGTGAAAGAAGCTCAGCCGTAATCAACTGGGCTACTGAAGGATCATACAGTTGTCCAGACTGATTTACTAAATCTACAACTATTTTCTGAGTGATCTGTGGATCAAATAAGCTAGTCGGATTATCTAAGAGAGGTATGGCAACCTGATGCAGTAACTTAGGATCGAACAGAGTATGCTCTTCTGCAATCAATTGAGCAATCACAGTTGAGACGGGAGGTACAACCGCTGAACTATAAACTACATGACCATGAGCCAGAAGTGGCACTACTACCGTAACAGCACCTGGAACAGTAGTTGGATTGAAGAGAGACGGAGCATTGGAAAGTAGAGGTGACTCAACTTCTAGAAAGGTCTTGGGATTAAACAGAGTAGGAGCCTGCGAGATTGCCTTAGCTT